ATGCGGCTGCCATCCCGCCGACCATCCCCAAAAACCGACCCCCCCAGACCCCGGTTTCACCTCGATGGGACCCGCTGCTACCGCAGCGGGCCTTTTTGTGGGGGTGGGTTTTTTGTGGGGGTGGGTTTTTGTGGAGGAGCGCGGGTGCTATGTAGAGGACTACGCATAGGTTACTGGGTATTCGAAGTGGGTGGCAAGTAGGGGGGTAGAGCCGCCGAAGTGTCCCCTGCTCGGCGGTGGGCAGGTTGCAGCGAAGATGGCGAAATCTTCGGGACGGGCCGCCGGAGCGGTGAGGAAGACCGCGATTGGCTCCGTCGAGCTAGGCGGCTAGGGGGAATTATAGCAGGGTGGTGGCGAGGGGGAGGGGGGTGGAAAAAGCGGGGGAAAGAGGGAGGATTTGGGGGGAGGACGGATGGGGGCCGCCGTAGGCGCGCGAGCGCGCTATATAATATCTAAGTATCTAAGGGGGCCTGTAAGCAATTAAAAAAAAGGGGCTTGCGGGCGCATGAGTTGCCACAGCTGTGGCAACATGAACGGTGTTCATTTGGCAACTCACCATCGAATAGTAAGACGCCAAAGCTCTGGCATGTTATCGGGGGGGTTTTGGGAGGCGAAACAGGGTGGCTTTAGGTTTAGCGGAGCGCCAGGAGAAAGGCAGGGAGTAGAGGGAGGGTTGGCGGGGGCGGCGTTTGCGGAGGAGCCAGTGGCCGGTGATCAGGCGGGAGACGGCGCGTTGGGCGGTGTGGGGGGAAACACGGGCGCGGGCGGCGATTTCTGCGAGGGAGAGAGCGCCCTGCTCGTGGTTGTCTTGGATCGATTCGAGGAGGACGAGGTAGCAGAGGAGATCGTGGTGCGAGAAGGATTTGAGCCACTCGCAGCGCGGGACGCGGAACCAGTAAAGGGGACGGTTCTCCACAAAACACCGGATCCGGTCCGACGACGCGCGTATTCTCGGATGGTACGCCTCAAAATCAAAGTTGGCAAGGGGAAAGGTTGGAAGGAGGCGGGTCAGCAGTCGGAGGTGCGGCTCGCCTCCCTTTGCGTTGGTTCTTGGAACGAACGAATCGATAGTACGCCGAAACGCGGATTTTGTAAAGCCAGAATTATTCTGTGGTGTCGGTGGTGAGGCGTAGCTTGCTGATAGGAATGACTTTGCGGAACTCGATGAGGCGGTGCTTGCAGACTTGGCCGATGCGCCAGTAGCGCCCAAAGCAGACGCCGTGAGCGCGATGCACGTTTTCGTCGTAACACTCGCGGCAGAGGCCGTGGGGGCGCTTGCGCGGATCGGCGGCGGGGCCGAAGCTGGATTGCATCATTCATTTTTCTCTCGATTCCTCTGCCTGTTCCCTCAACCGCTTGTTTTCCTTCCTCAGTTCTGTCATGCCCCTGATGTACCAGCCGAGGCTGATGCGTATGGTCGCGGCGTAAAGCACAAACCCGGCCAAGATGCCGATCCCGATTCCGAGCGGCGTTCCGCAGTTCATGGGGCGCCTCGTTTGACGTGAGATTGGTTCATTTTAGTTCGCGGTTTAGGGCTTTCTCGATTCCCTCGCGAATGGTTCGCAATTGGAAGGGGCCGAGCTTGACTTGCAATGTGCTGCGATGGCTTAATTTGTCGCTCATGGCTTCGCGTGCTTCCCCCGATGCGTCGAGGCCGCAGGCCATCCTTCCTCCGCCCTCTGATTTTCAAGCCATAGGCCGAAGACCACGCCGATGGAGAGCGTTCCCAGCAACAGACGGGCGATTTCCTCTTCGAAAGCCTGATCTGTTTGGACCCTCGCGTCATTGATTTTGTGGATCGCGTGCTCCGCCATGCGGTTCATCATGCCCGCGAACTTCCCGTTTTTTCGGAGCGCTCCCCCGAGCGCATCATATGCCTCGTCCAATAGATGCTGCGGTCGATCCTCCCAAGCGAAGCGCTCTAAATCTTCGGCGGTGATCATAGCTTGATCGCAATGGGCCGCGCCATGCCGCTCGGATCGGTCCCGAAGCGGGCGAAGCGCTGCTTGGGATTCGGCTCGTCGAGAAACTCGACCTCGATCATGTGCGATTCGTAGGGGGCCATGAGTTCCCCGTGTTTCTCCGCCATTTTCTCCAGATCGATGGTCGCGTAATCGATGGTTTCCTCGAAGATGAGCCGCCGATTCGCAAACCCTCGAATCGTGACTCTCATGCGCGCTCGTAAATCTTCATGGAGTTAAAAGGAGCGCCCCAACGTGCCTGTCAGGGCGCCCCCGTAGCTTCGTTTTCGAGTCGAAGTGGAGGCGCGGGGTGTTCTTGTCTTAGTGACCCATCGAGGCTGATTCTGATCGGAGCGGGCTACCACTGCCCTACCGGCCCATAAGTTTTTAGGGGGCCGGGGCGGATTCGAACCACCGCCTCTCCTTGGTTGTCCTCGATGGCCACGTCCAACGTGCGCCGCCATGTTGTTCTCAGTCTCCTCGGGTAGCAATCTCAATCTGAAACATTACTCTGCCGCTGAGTCTGACTCGGGGATTCCCGAGATCGTTAAGGAAATCTTCGGCATCTCCGCTATTGTGGCACAATCTTCGGCATCTCCGCTATTGTGGCACAAAACTATTTGTTGCCGCCGAGCGTGCAGCCGGTGTGCGAGGGATCGCCCGAGTAGCCGGTGTGAAAGCCGGTCGTGGTGTTGTTCTGCACCGAGCAGTGGCCAGGATTCGGATAACTCGTCGCCCCCACCGCGATCCCGATACTGCCCGACGCCGCCGTGATGGTGTTGTGATCAATCGTCCATCCGCCGTCTGAAGGCGGAATCGCGTGGATGCCGTCGCCGCCCTGCACATGGATCGTGTTCCCGTCGATGTGCATGTCCGCAGGAAAATATTGAACCAGGACGCCATAGCCCGATTGCGCGCCAGCGGCGACATCGATGGTGTTGCCGAGGATCTTGGTTTTTTGCAAGCCCGCGAGCGAAATGCACGGCGTGAATTTGGCGTTGCAGTGGATGGTGTTGCCCGAATAGGTGACGTTTCCCGCCCATCCGTAATAGTCGATGGGCGAAACCACGTCGCAGATCATCCCCCCGCCCCCTTGCGACCAGCTTCCCGTCGTATCGAAGGTGTTGCCCGAAACCATCGCATTCTGAGCGCCGATGGAGAAGCCGCAACCGTCGTGGCCATTGGAGTTCAGGTGGATGTGGTTTCCCGTGATCGTCATGTCGTGCGCGTATTCCGCCGCGCCCCAGGACGCGAAACCCGCCGTTCCCAGCGTGCCGATGGTGTTGTTGGAAAAAGTGACGAAGCCCGAGTTGCGCTGCGTCAGCTCCGCAGTCCACCCATTGCCGCCCGCCCCGATCTGGACGATCTGGTTGCGGTCGAAGGTGGAATGCTCCAGCGAATTCCACATCGGCACGAGGATGTGTTGGTGGGCGGCGTCATACATGGTCAAATCGGCGATGAACTGGGAGTCTTGTGCGACGAAGTTAAAACTCTCGGTCACCATGAGAGGGCTTTCGCCCTGAACAATCACGCCCTTGATTCCAGCGTCGTGGCCGACCTGCGCCCCGCCTTTGGAGATGTTGCCGATGTAGGGGTGACTAGGGAATGTGCGGGCGAGGGGATCTTTTAAAATGACGACGCCGGTCGAAGAATCGCCATTGGACGCTACTTGGACCGCGATGCCGTTGATCACGTCGTCGTCCTGCGTCGGCTGATGATCGTAGATCGCCACGTAGTCGCCCGCGTGAAAGCCTCCGGCTTGTCCAGGATTCGCAAGAGTCACAGTGGTTGACCCCGCGCTCGTCGGATAGAGCGGCGAATAGCCGGAGCACGGATTCACCTTGCAGCCCATCTTCGACCATGTCACCGCGTACATTCCGACGTTGATGACGGTGGCGGCGCATAAATAGGAGCAGGGCGCGCGGCCCGCAGGCGTTTGCAGGATTTTCGAGGCCCCGGCAGTCCCCTCTAAGGTGACGTCGTTGGGGATTTGCAGATTGCCCAAAATGCCCGCCAGCGAAGTCGAGGAGTTCATATAGCAGGTCGTCATGGGCAAAGTCACGATGGCGATTTTGTTTTTCGCGGCGTAGTCGAGAGTGGCCTGAATGGGCGCGCGGTCGTCGTGGGCGCTCGCCGAGCAGACGGCCTGGTCCCCGCCGTTATGCGCCGGATCGGTAACGCTGATGGAATTGGCGGGCGGCGTCGGGCCGCCGCCTCCCCCGGTCAGATGGTAGGCGACCAGGAGCGCCATGGCGCGCGTGTTGGAGGTATTCGGATCGGCGCCGACAAAGACGGCGGTGGGCGTGAAGCCGGGAGCGACGTGGCGAAAGATGTTGACTCGATTTATGCCGTCCGGCAGCCAATCGCAGGCGAGCGTCGAGCCGGACTTGGTGAGTTCGAAGACCAGCGGGCCGGGGCCGACCAAAAAGCCCCCCGGAAGCCCCGAGCCGACTGCGATGTCGGGGGAGATTCCATCAGTGACGCTTGCGTCGCCCGTAAGACCGTTCTGGAACCGCGCATTTAAGAGAATGCCCATGCCTGAGTTGTTGACGTTCACGGCGGAATTGAAACTGTCGTAGGCAAAACAATAATTCGAGGTGTTTGCGTCCGTGAAGCCGACCTGGACGCCGTCATAGCCGGGACTGCCATTGGCGCCATTGGAAACGGCGGCGAAGACCGTCAGCCGAGCGGTGTAATCGCCCGATACGGCGGTCTGATACCCGCAGGTATTGTTGCCCGAGGAGGTGTCTGAGACGACTTCAAGCGCCTGTGCGCCCTCGGGACCGGAAACCACCGAGCGCGTGCAGCCGGAGCCGAGGTTTGACCAGTGCGAGGGGTCGATGGCGGATCGCGGCGGGCGGGAGCAGGAGACGCACGCCACCAACGCAAAGGCCAAGGCCCAAAGCCTGGAGGATGCGAAATGGATCTTCCAGGCTACGGAAATCGGATTTAGGCGCCGCATCATCACCCTCCTTTAAGGGAATGCGCCGCCTCCGTGATATGAAATCCAGCATAGCCTATTTTTTAGTCGTGACTTTAGTAGTGACTTGTGATAGCATATTCTGCTTAACTGAAAGCAGGGGACCATGAAGAAAAAGGCGTTGAATGCCGGGAGAAAACGGATAGGGAGGCATTGGGGGCCATGCACGCGATGCGGTCACGAGTGGGATTCCTTTCGTAAAGGCAAGCCCCGGTGCTGCGCCCAGTGCAAGAGTTCGTATTGGGACGTCAAACCAAAGGAGAGGAGTAAAGCAGCATGAAATCGGATCGATTCGAAGAAAACGATGTGCAAGTCAACCCATATCAGCGGGGAAAACAAATCGCGCGGGAACGCGATATGTTGGCCGCTTTCTACAAGGCTAAGGCTGAAAGAGACGGCTTGGTGGAGGCGGTTCGAGCGTTAACAGAACGCTTGCAGAATGGGGATGATTTAATAGCGGCGTTTCAGCAAGGCATGGAGGCGCCTGCTCCGCGAAGAGGGCGATCCCTCTTATATGCGCACGAGGCCGTGGAGGCGGGTGGGCTTTCGGGCGCTTATGATCGCGTCTACAAGCGGTCTGAAGCAAGCAGAAAAAAGATGTCCGATTCGGCAATCGCCCGCTGGGTGCAAATACGGGCCGCCCGTGGCGAATCTAGGGGGAAGGCGGAAAGGGTGACTGCGGCTCATCACAAAGAGAACTCGGCGACGATCAAAGCGCGCGAGAAAACGACGTTCGATAGGTGGGGCACCCTTAGCAACCGTAAAATCGCTGAAATGAAGGCCCAAGGCATGCAACCGGGTGAGTGGAAGGCCAAGACCTCGAAGAGTGCGAAATCCGCCATTAGCCATCAGAAGCAGCGGTACCTCAATATGTCGCCCAAACAACTCAAGGAAGCCAGGGCAAAGATGAGCGCGCGGGGCAAGCGCGGTGCTGAGATCAAGAAGAAAAAGGCGGCGGAGGCGGCGGCGAAAAGAGCCGAACGTAGAGCGCCGGGTGTCGCCTTGGCCGAGGAGAGGCGCGAGTCGCAGCAGGCATTGAACGGTCAGGCGGTGGAGGCTTGATATGACGAACGGACTCTCCAAATACCAGTTCCACATGATCGCGGAGATCCTCGACCTTCAAAGGAAACACCGCAGGGACATCACCGAGGAAGAGTTGTGCTACTGGAAAGGCACGACCGTTTCCAGCATGTTCAATCCCAACCGGAGATTTCTCCGGCAATATAAAGATGACAGTGGCGTGACGCGTTATGCCGTCACCCACGCGGCCATCAATGCGCATCTGGAATATTTGACCTGCAAGATTCTCCGCTCCTCCGGCCCCCGCATGGCGTTCACCGACCGGATGAGCACACTCGCCCGCAATTCGCGGCGCTACGAATTGGCGGAAGTACGCCGCCGCGCCACGCCGTCCTCGCGCGCCATTGAAGCGCAGAATGTGGCGTGATCTGCCAACTTTGCGGCCAACCAAAAAAGCCCAACGAAATGGGCAGACTGAGCGGCAGGCGCTCTATGCGCTGCAAGCAGTGCATCTCTGATCAGGTCTCGCTATCGCTCGCGATCAAGCGCGCCAGTAATTGGCCGCTCCCGGTGCTCGCGCGGAAAATCGAAACGATCAGGAATTTGCTGGAGACGTTCGAAACGGTGTGGAGATGCCGGACCAACGCCAAACAATGAGAAGGTTCCTCGACCGGCCCGCATGATTTATAATAGATAGGCATACCAACCTATGCTGCGGGGGAGTCGGTCCTGAGATCCGACAGGTTCCCGGACTCCCCCTCGAAAATTTCCCGCCGAGTTTGCTTTCCTGAATCGTCCCGCCTTATAATCCACTCCATAGCCATCGGATCGTAGGATCGTAGAGTCTTCTCTGCATCCGATGAGCGTCCGAATCGAGAACCCCAAGGCCAACGGGCCGAAGACCACCACTCAGCTTCGCGCCCAGTGGTGGATCGACCGGCGCGAGGCCGAAGTCACCATTCAGGAAGGTCCCCGTTACATCGCCATCCGCTTTCTGGATCGAGCCGCCAGAAATGATATGCGGGTCGCTACCCGTTTGGGCTATGATCGCATCGGGCGCAGAATCACCGAAAAAGAGGCTAAACGAATCCCCTTCGCCGGAGACGTAACAAAATTGGGGCTAGATCGATAGAATGCAAAAATATGAGTACTTTGCGTGTTCAGTGGATTGGGGGGATCTTTCTACCATCGAATCCTTTGGAGAGTTAGGATGGCAAGTCGTTGGCGTCGCGCCCCGAGGGAATCACTCGTTCTGGGCTTTGCTCTGCCGGGAAAAAGACCCAGAGCCTCCACCGCCAAGGAAATGGCGGATGTTTAGATTTGAGTGGTTGCGTCGAAAGAAATCGTAACATTTGACAGCCAACCTCTTTATTGTGTAGACTGAACCCACCACACCAAAGATGGACCGCGCGTTTCCGCCGCCATCAGTAGCGTAGAAACACCCTGTAGTCATAATTTCCCTAAAAATCTGACTCTGTCAATGCGGCTGAAGCTCAGCACATTGCCCAATTGGCCCCAAATTAAGGCTGAAATCCTCGATCCGGGGCGCACTAAGTCCTATCGCCAGATCGCCGAGGAATATAACGTTCGCGATTCCTCCGGCGCACTCGCGATCACCGCCCTGCTGAGTTATCACTCCAAGGTTCGGGGCCACAATATCTTCGCCATCGCTCGCGAAGCGACCCAAGATTTCCTTCGCAATGAGGTGATCAATCGCTATCGGACGGTTTACGAGGCCGCCCAGGCGGATCACGATGCCGCCATGAGTCGCACCAAGATCGGCTTTCACCGGGGTCTGCGAAAAGACACTCCCGATCCCGATTTCGCAGCCGCCGACCTGTTTTTGAAGAACATGGCGGAGGCTACGGAGAAAATGAGCGCCTTTGCGAAGCCCGAAACGCCTGCGGTAAACACCGCTTCGGCCAACAACTTCTTTTTAGGGAAGACGCAAGTCATTGCCCTGCCAAAATTGCCTCAAACTGAGCCAAAACTGGCCCAAAACGGGCCAAAAGCGCTGATCGAGGCCGAAAAACACGATTTTGAGCTCGTCCCGGACGAGAAATGACCAGCAGAGCCGTGTTTTTCGCGGTTTGACTCTAAAAAAGGCAGAAAAACCGCCTACTTATGGCTGACAATGCCGATCTCCTCATCTATCAGGGCGACGACTATTCCGCCGTCGTCAATGTCACGAGTGGATCGACGCCGCCTAGTCAAGTTTTGGCCGGTTATACGGCGCTTGCTCAGATTCGCAGGGGAGTCGCCGATCATAGCGATGTCGTCTTGACTATCGCTGCCAGCGTGAACTCGCCCTACATCAATCTCTTTATCTCGCATGCCGATACGACCAATCTGTCAGGAGGCTATTTCTGGGGATTGCAATTGACGGACGCCAACGGATATGTGACCACCATCCTGACCGGTAAAGTGCAAGTCACTAGCGAGGTGACAAGATGATGCAGCAGTTCAGCGCGACCTTGCTGCCCCAAGGGACTCCTGGAGGCCCCCCCGGACCCCAAGGCCCACAAGGCCCACAAGGCGATCCGGCTACGCAGACGCCTTGGGCGCAGGACATCGACGCGGCAGGCCATCAGTTGAATAACGCGGGTGGCATCCATGTAAATGGCGATGTCGATATCACCGGCCACTATTACCGCAACGGCGTACAACTCTCCATTAGTACGCAGAACGTCGTCACCGCCTCCCGCGCCGCCAATACGGTTTATCAGAACACGACCGGCAAAACGATGTTCCTATCGGTCTGTTGGAATCTCGTGGGAACCGCCGCTACGCTTTCGCTTTTGAGCGACTCCTCCAATCCGCCGACAACTACGGTGGCGCAAATCGCCGATGCTTCGCCGCAATCGTTTACGGGTCAATTGTTTTGTTTGGTGTTGCCGGGAAACTACTATGAGTGCTCGGTGAGCGTTTCGGGACTCGCGCTGGTTTCCTGGGTGGAGTACGAGTAATGCCTGATACAGTCCTAGACGCTCCAGCCGTCCCTGCTGCTCCGGCGCAAGTGCCCGCGCTGCCGGTCGCGGTGCGCCCCGTCACGACCGTTCACAACCACGAGGATCACGTCACCAATCGGATCGCGGAGGCTCTTCAGAGGCATGCGCAGGCTGCGGCTCCCGCGCCGGTAGCCACATCTGCCGCGCCTACCCCCGCGCCTGAGGCGGCCCCTCCCCAGACCCCGCCAGCGGTTACGCCCGCTACCCCTGCGGAACCCGCCGCCCCGGAGCCGCTTTCGCTCGATGATATCGATTTCGACGCGCCCGAGGAGCCTGCCCAACCGAGTCCGGCCACTCCTCCAGCGCCGACTCCCGAGGGTGGCGGTGAAACACAGAGCGACCAACAAGCCATCGCCACCCTTCAGGAGATGCTCGACCGGGGCGAGATCCCCGAGAAAATCGAGTCGCAATTTCTTCGAACGCCGCGCGGTCGGGGAATGCTCGAAACCTATAAGACCTTCCGCGAGCTACGCAAGTCGCCGGAAGAGGGCGGGATCGGGCGCACTCCCACGGTCGATGAAATCAGGGAAGGCTATCACGCGAGCCAGCAACTCGAAGCCATGCGCTTTGAGGCTACGCAGAATCCCGATTCCTTCGTCGCCAATCTTTTTACGATCAACCCGCAAACGGGGCAGAGCTTTGTAGGCGATCCCGGCTCCACGCAAGCGGTCGTGGATCGCATCTATGGCCACATTGCCGAAGGTCTGAGGGTGTCGCGTGGCACCCCGATGGAGGGAGTATACGCAAACCTCCTTGCGTCCTACTCCCTCCCGGTGTTCAGCAATTTCCTCAACCATCAGTACCGGAAAGCGATGGCCATGCCGCAGGCGTCGGATGTCGAAAAATCCGACAAAGCCCGAACGCTCGACGCCCTGCAAATTGTCGAGATGTTTGTCATGGGGAGGCCGCGACCCTTGAACCTGAATCAACCCGTCAACGGAACGCCCCAGCCAGGGATGATCGATCCCGAAAAAGAGGAGATGCGCAATCGTCTCCAGCAATACGATCAGTATTATCGGACCTCCCAGCAGCAGAATTATGACAACGTTCAAAACAACGTCATTCGTGGCAGCGAGGAAGCCGCCCTCAAAGACATCGATCAGGTATTCCGCCAGCGCGGCATCACCAACGCCTACGACGCCGCCATGCTCGCCCCTCATCGCGAGGCCCTCTACAATCTGGTCGCCCGCTCCCTTCCTCAAGCCGATCCGAGAGGCTGGCAAACTTACGAACTCCAACTCCAACGTGCGGCGATGGGTCAGGCCGATCCCGCCGACGCGGCCAAGACGTACCGAATTCTGTTTCAAAACGGGCTTCGTAATTTCCCGCAGGTGCGGGAAACTCTCGAAGTTCTCATTAGGAACGCTAAGAGCACCTCCGACCAACAGCATGCCCAACTCGCCGCTACGCAGAATCGTGTCGCGGTGAACGGGCAAGGCGCCCCCGCTCCTCAATCTGTATTGCCTGCCTCGCAGACCGCAAGGCAGCCAGGGCAATCCAAAGAGGACTTCTGGGCTGGCCGCATCGCGGACAAGCTGGGCGCCGCCGTCTCGAAGATGCGCACTTAGCGCGCCGATCCGCCTTTATGGGCGGAGTGTCATTCAAATTTCAGCCCTACACGCTAAGTGTGTGTGGACGGATCATGCACTAATTTAGGGATTAAAGGAATAAACAAGTTATGGCTGCCGATATCCTCAATACCGTAGCTACACAACTCGAAGTAGTTTTGCCTTAAAACCTTAGGGCCATGGCGAGGAAACTCGCCAATGCCAAGCTCGTGAATTGCTGGGAAGCCTACAGCTAGTAAGCCATGGTCATCAGCAGCCAAGCCTGTTTACAGGAAGGTTCAACGACTATCCCTTCGGGGAGTACCGCCAAGCGGCGGGAAGCGCGAGCCACCCTATATGGGGTGAAGATATAGTCTGGCCTGCATCGAAAGATGCAGAAGGCCGTGCGTAGCGAGCGCGGTCGCAACAAACGCGGAAATACAAGAAATTAATGCAGTTGATAACGATCAACTGTACGCTCGCGTAAAAAAGACAACCAAGGTCGAAAAGATCTCCCGCTACCTCCTGCGCTGGGCCTTGGAGCAGTATGTGGGCGGTAACTTTCAGAAAGTAGTCGCCGGAGGCGGCAACACCACCAGCGGCACTTCTCTGGGCCACGGCACCCAGATGAAACTCCAATACCTCCTTGCCGGGTACTTTACGTCCGACATCATCTTTCAGATGAGCGAAGAGCAGGCAGTTATTTCGCAGGGCCAACAAGCGATTATTGACGTGCTCTCCCGCCAGATCGCCAAGGCCGTCATTTCGCAGCAGGCGTATGACGACGTGACGTTCGCTCAAAACGGAAATGGGATTCTGACCAATTCCTCGTCGGCGGTGACTAATGTCACTAATGCGACGTTGACATTCACGGCGGTCGGGCCGCCTGCCGACACATTGGGAGTGAACCTGTTGTTCGAAGGGATGACGGTAGACGTGTGGGATTCGACGGGGTCGATCCTGCGTACCCCTGGCGTGGGCGCTCCTGTCCAGATTCTCGCGATTGATTATGACGCGCGACAGGTCACTCTGGATCAGACCATCACCGGCTTGACGACCGGGGATATTCTCGCTCTGCGCCAGATGACCGTGTACGGTCCCGCCACTCTGACGAGCTTCCAGTCGGGGTATCCCGGCACGCAGGGCGGCTCGCCCACGGGCGGCATCGGCGGCGATTCGTTCCGTCACGGCTATCCGTACATGACGGACACCAACGCGTCGAATTACTTCTACGGCAAGCAGAAGTCGAGTTTGCCGCAGTTGAATCCGGTTCGGGTGAACGCCAATTCCGACACGCTTCAGTGGGAGCAAGGTCTGAGGGTGGTGGCCAAGATCAAGCAGAAGCGTCCGCAAAAGGAGCTTTGGCGGGATATCACCGGCATCGCTCACTCGACGCAGAAGGCGGCGGCGTTCGAACTCGGCATGTCGATCTCGCAGAAGCTTCTCCCCGGAAGCGAGTTCGGGCAATCGCTCGATCTGGTGCCCTCCAATCAAGCGAACTCGGATGAGTTTAACTTCGCGGGCATGCGCTGCATTGAGAGCACGCGGCAGGATCGGTCGCGCATCGACTTCATCAACTTCGACAAGATCGGGCGCGCGGAGGCGTCCGAGTATGCTCCCTACGCGCCAGGAGGCCAGACGATGCACGTGGGCCGTGGCAGTGACGGCACATTGCAGACATGGTTTGAATGGGCATTCATGGCGTTCTACGAGAACGTCTGTTTCGATGCAGGCGCCTTTGCCCGCATCGATACGCTCGCTCCTCCGTCCCCCGCTTGGGACGCTTAATCTCCCGCCTCCGTGGTATAGCCGTGTGGCCCCGAGCGGTCTTGGGAGGAATCGGGGCAAATACTTATGGACTTAGTTCACATTCTCATTACGTTGGTCATCGTGGGACTGATTTTGTGGCTGGTCGAACGGTATATTCCCATGGGCGAGCCGGTGAAGACGATCTTCCACATCTTCGTCGCGATTGTCGCCATTCTCTGGCTGCTGAATATCTTGGGCATTTTTCATAGTCCCGGTTTGACCGTTCGGTAACGTGTCCCAACGAGAGCGCCAAATCAACGCCGCGAATCTGCTGCTTCGCGAATTGGACTCGCTTTACTCCGGCCCCAAGCCGCCAGAGGGCAAATACCAGTGGAAGTGGTCTGAGGATCTCTGGTCGCTGGTGCCGGAGTATCGCGTCTCCGATTACGAGGCGTGGGACCCGCAGCCGGTATTCGTCTACCGCTGTAAGTGTGGCGTGGATCGGAGGGTTCACGAGCCGCATTGCGACGGCCTTGTGCAGGCCAAAGTCAAGCTCCAGAAGGTGAGCGTGACGGAGGCCGAGTTCAAGTCTTTCAAGAACGTCTGGATGCTCTGCACTTGGATTGCCCCCCCCGATCTCGATAGCTGGGTGAATCAGATGGGGACGGACGAGGATTACCCCAAAAACGGTCGTTACGTCCCCGTCCATAGGGGGCCGCACTGCATGGTCTTGCCTCCCACGACGGACCCGAAGGAATACGTCAGGCTCACCCAATACGTGGTGAAGAGGATGCGCGAGCACGCCGAAACGTGGCGCGAAGAAATTTTGAAGAGCAAGCAGAAGGCGGAGCGGCTATTGATTCCGATCACGGATTCGAAAGGAAACGTGCTGCGGGATGCCGATCCGACTTCCAATTACCACAAGTGGCGCGACCGGATCAAAGACAAGCTCCGACGCTTCGATCCAGCCGGGACCGTAGGTTACACAAAGGAGATCGCCGATGGCGGATGTAACGATGGCGCAGCGGTTTGAGGCCCTGCGAGCATTTAACGAAACCGAATCCCCTCAGACCGCAGCCGATATAGAAGCGGAGGTGCGACATCGCGAGAGGATGTTCAACATTCCGGCAGAGTTTCAGAATGCGCGATTCGTGACGATCTGCTCCGTGTGGCCCGAGAGAATGGTTTCGCAAGCCTTTACTCATGCGGGCGTGGGCATACGTCGCTACACCATCGAGGCTGGCTCGCTGAACAAGCCTGCTTATCTGTTGCTGGAAAACACCTTCGATCTCGTGATTCAGCAAGAAGGCGTGGGCGAGGTTGGCCATGGCGTGCGCACCATCACGGCGGTGAGCTACGGCGCCGACATCATCAAGCACTGGACCGGCGATCACATCGCGAACAGGGTCGGAAAGAAGGGCATCGGCTTCATCAAAGGCGAGTATACGGGAGATCCCAACAATCCCGTGAGGGCCACTAAGGCCGAAGTTGAGGAACTCTTCCAATTCCAGGTGGACTTTCTGAAATTCATGGTGGAAAGAGCAGATCGAAATTGGGATTCCGGTCGCCCTCAGGATATGGCAAAGGCTCCGACGCGCGAGAATCGCCGCGCGCTGGAGATGCTGGGTCTCGATGTCGAACAACATGCGTGGTACAAGAACCGCACCGTGCGGTACAACCGCTGCCCGCGCTGCGCGACCTCGATGGAGAGTGTGGCGTTCGGCTGCTTCAAGTGCGGCCTGGACATACCGAATTACTTCACGGACTTGGATCTCACTCCCGACCCTGCCGAGTGGCCGGGAGTCGTGAAGCAGATGCAGTTGCGGGCCGCCGCTAAGGCGAAAAAGAAGACTCAATAGAAGGCGGTTTTCGTTACCGCCAAACGCTGGCACTAATTTTCTCCAGGCGCCACCACAGTTTTACGCCAGGGGTGAGCCCTTGTCGCGCGGGTAGCAACGCCGCGCTAGGCGAAGGATTGCGGCTCCTCTGAATATTATGATCCCCACGGTTCAAAACGTCTACGATCTGGCGCGTTTCCACGTCGGCGATACGGTCATTAGCACAGGGCAAATCTTCACAAACGCGTTTCTTTCGAACGCGTGGCCGGGAACCTATGCCGCGCTCTATCGTTGGCTCGAAAGGAATTCGAATAAGCGCATTCGCCGGACTTGCTTTTATAATCTCCCGGCGAATACCGGACGGCTGACGCCAGCTGATATGGGACTCGCGAATATGGGCAAGCCCGAGAATATCTGGGAACGGCCTATCGGCGTAGCGCTCACCGGCACAATACAGGCGATTCATCCCGCATCGCCGGGAGTTCCTTCGAATGTCTGGGTGACGGTTCCCTCGACTTCCGGGTTGGCGAATGGTCAGTTGGTCCTGACCTTCCAGTTCGGAATGTCGCCGACTACGATCACCGACGACATGAACGGCGAGTTCTATATCACCGTCATTAATGCGACGACAATCCAGATCAATGGTTGTTCCCCGACCGATTTGGGTTCGGGAGTTGGCTCTACCGGCATAGTGACTACCGGCGCGCAGGAATGGGGCATGTATCCCCTGGAGCAGGATTACAACCTGACATACATGCCGATGAACGCCAACAACGCCCAACTGAGCCAATGGAAATGGGAGGCCGGCGCGTTTTGGTTTGTTCCGGCCACGACGGCGAGACAACTGAAAATCTCATTCACTTTGTCCGGCGCGGCGCCGATGTCGCCCACCAGTTCCGTGGGGATTGATGACTCGCTCGATCCGCTTGCCTTATTTCTCGGCGCGTCCGCTTGCCAATCGAAAGGCTTCCTTCCCAAGGCTGGATCGCTCTATGTGCGGGCGATTGGGAATGAGACGGGGGACACGACTCACATTGTCGGCGGCTCCTTTTACGAACTCGCGCAGCTTGGCCTCCAGGAACTGAATCAGACTCCGATCATTTTGCCTCGGTACAGGCCGAGGCGCAACATTGGCCCTTTTCCGAACTTGGGATTTTCAAGATAATGTCCATCTTTAGGAGGATACATATGGTGAATCAACCGGGCGCGCAGACCGCAAGCCCAACTTCTCACCCCGTGGAGCAGGCACTCGTTCACCACGCTCAGGGGCAGCAGTCCACAGGGGACAAGGCACAGCAAGTAGAACAGGCTTTAGTTCACCGGACCGAGGCTGAGATCCAACAGGCCATCGACACCGTGAAGCAGGATCTGGATACGGTCAAAACCGGACTCCAGACGCTTTCGACCGATCTCTCTAAGGCGCCAGGCGTCATCATGGGCGAGGTAGATCAACTGTTGCTCGATTTCATGATGTCGGCTGATCCGAACCCGGAGCATCAGGAGATCTTCCGAAAGGCGTTGAACGCCCTTCGGTACGGTCAATAGTCGCTCGCTTCTGAGCGGCTCCGATTTTTTTAACCACAAAAAAGGCAGGGGATTGCTGTACCCCTGCCTTCTCGTTCTAGGAGCAACTATGGCAAGTAGAACATTGGACGAACGAATCAGACAACCCTATCAGAAGGGCGCTGGGTTGTCGCTCAGAGGGTTGTTGGGGCAAGACAATGGCGGCATCCTCCGAGCGATGAATGCGGCGGGCAGTGGCGTCGTGGACCTTGCGGGGCTGAATACCTCCAACCAGCATTTGATCGGAGGAGCTTTTCAGCGACCGCTTCATAGGTCCATCACCTTCTATCTGGCGCCTAGCGCTGGACAGGCGACTCAGCGATTTTTCATCGCTCCGTCTCCGATGGAGATTCGGGCCATTTCCGTTTCCTATGCAACGGCGGATGGAGGTTCCAACACGGCTTTCATCACGAAAGAAGGTCCGGCGCAGGTCCCAGGTTCGGGTGTATCGGTCATGACCGGCACTTTCAATATGTCGAGCACCATCAACACGGCTCAATGGGCCGTATTGCCAGTGCGCAGCAACCCAGGGGTTTACGGCGTGGGAGAGCCAGCCATCGCCCTCAATACGGGCGAGATGTTGTCGCTCAAGCTTGCGAATGCCCCCAGCACGCTCGCGGGTGTGGCTGTCACGGTTTATTGCACTCCCTCGACTGATCCTGGCCCGATTCTCTACAACGTGAATGCGAACGGGTCCTTGGCCACGCAGTACATTGGCCTCGTGAACCGCTATGTCACCATTACCGGCGTTCAAATGGTATGGAGCGCGCCGGGAACAGATCCTGGCGCCGTCACATTTGATATTACGCATGAGACGGGAACCACGGCCTCTGGCGCGGGCAATTCGATCCTGAGCGTCGCGCAGTCGATGAAAGGCGTGGCAAATACCCCAGTGAACGTGCCTCTGTCGGCCACGGCCTCCCGGCTCCTGATGGCTCCTGGAGACAGGCTCTCCGTCAAGCCGGCTGGCACGCTCACGGGTCTTCAAGGCGTCGTCATCGTCGTTTCGATAGCGCCTACAGCCGCTCTCATGGTTCCCGGATTCTCGGTTCCTCCCGATGTAACCTTCGCGGATTATATCCAAAATACCAACGCTTCCCAGACGAATCAGGCATTCTTTGGACCTTCCGATCAGGATTATGAGATCGCGGACGCCAGCTTCGTTTGGGGCACTGCCGGATCGGGCACGATCAACGTGACAATAGATCCCCCCGGTACGGCTCCAGGGGCGGGCGCCACTGCTCTTACGGATGTGACCACAACGGGCACGAATACGGTTGCCGTTGGCATTCGGTCTGTTTCTCGACGGGCATTGCTTGTGCCAGCGGGCGGGTTGCTGAGCGTCAAGTATGGCGGCACGCTCGGCACTCTCGCGAACGTCGCTGCGTGTATCTCCCTCAGTCCTATTTAATCCCCCCTAGCCTTTCTGGCGGCCCCGGCTCCTTTGGGGCCGGGGCGTTTTGGGCTTTAGCGCAAGTGGGTCAAACCTGCAAGTAGTATGAGCTTCCTAAACGATTGCAGAACCGAGGACTTCACCGAATTCATTGGGGCGAACCTGCTCGTTGACGAGGAGGATATCGCTCAGCCCATGGCTCTTTATAACCGGAATAGTGAATTCATCGAAGGCCAAGCTCGCACGCGGCGTGGATTTGCAAACAAGTTTAATATCGGCGCTGTCGCCACGGTGCTCTACAACTGGTTTCAGTCCAACTTCAATAGGCTTCTGTATCTGACGAGCGCGGGTGGTTTATTCTCGCTGGATCTGGTTTCCAAAGTCACCAGCACGGTGACTACGGGCCTTTCGAGCGTGGCCGGGATGACTTTCGCTCAGGCGGCCTATCGCGTCTACATGACGTTTTTCGATAGCGCCGGGAACGGGACACAGCAAGTTTCGGCTTGGGATGGAACCTTTACCGGCTCAACTCCTAATTTTAGCCCTGTCTTCACGGCTCCTCCTGATATCAGCGCCTTTGCCGGCGGCGCGAATTGGGCGACGTTCAGTGAACCTTCTTCGGGGGTCGTGACCGCTGGACCTCACAAGTTCGCACTCGTCTTCACGGACTGGAATGGAAACGTATTGTCCCCTGGCCCTTTGAACGGTGGAAATTTTAACCCCGTCACGTTTACGGCCTCTGGTGGGAAGAATCTTCAGATCACCGTCGCCCCTAGTGGCGCATGGCCCAACAATGTGTATTCCGTCCAGCTTGCCATGACGACGGTGAATAATCCCAACCGCTGGTATCTGGTTCCTTCCAATGTTGGCGGGGGATCGTTATTCGTAGGGGCGCGGGGAAGCACCATCCCTGTCACATGGCAGATCAATATTGACGACGTGACGCTCTCCGGGGGTGGTCCCACGGAGATCACGAATACTCTGTTCAACCTGTTCTATGGGAACTGCTTTGCACATGTGGTTCTTCAGTACAACAATCGGATGGTTTATATCTGGAGGCAGGGAGGCGTCACTCCTGGTTCCGTGGTGGCGACTCTATTTGTTTCCGATCCATACAACCCTGGGTACGTTATACCTAGTCAGAACCAACTCAACCTCCCCGAGCTTAAAGACATCACTACAGCCGCCGTCTTAGGGGCCACCATGTTTGTCTTCGGGCCGTCCTGGATTTTCGCCTTCACCGATAACGGCGCGATCCCGGTGCAGTGGGCGCCGCCGATTCAGGTATCCGGCAACGTTGGTTCTCCCTTCATTCGAGGCGTGGTCGTGAATCCCGGACGGGGACGTATGTGGATTTGCGACCACGCCGGTTTGTTCGCCTTCGTGGGAGGCTATCTGCAAGAAGTCCCCGCGAGCTATTGGCAGCAACCCGATTGGGATCGCATCAACTTTCAGGCTCCAGCGAACGCGCTCTCGATTAAGGAATACTCAGAGAGCCGTCTGGTGGTCGTGCGAGCGCCGCTTGACGGGGCGACCATCGCGACTCATCTGATGGTTTGGGATTTTACGAACGGTTTCGTTCCCGGAAAAATCAAATACTGCGGATTATGGAACATCGGCGATTTCCCCAACATCGGCGATATTGAGATCGTGGCGAATCCCGACAATGGCGTTGAGTCCAAGGAATTATGGATCAGCCAAGGCAATACCTCCGCGTCGAGCAAGACGATTCGCCGGCTGAAGAGCATCGAGGCCGGGGACGGCACCGATAAGAATCCTTCGCCGCTCTATGACGACCAGGGAGTCGGCATCGACTCCGCCTATAAGGTTCTGGCGGTCACAAAATCCCAAGAAGGCCCACAGATGCAGATTGGCGCACGGTTCCGCATTCGCGGCGTCGGGCCTGTGAATATTACAGCGTACTCTTACGATCAACAGCGGACGCATACGCTCGCTCCCATATCGGCTGCGGAGTTGCCGCAGGGTTTGAACGCGAATGGCCAAGTAGGCGGTTTACAGCCAGCACAAAGGTTTGACCGTTTTGTGGAAGAGCAATCTGAGGAAATAAGTTATCAGGTGGATAACGGAGCGCAGCCGGGACATTACTTCTTTTGGTCGGCGGTGCGTTTTTATTACTTGCCGTGGATGGCAGAGAAGCCCTGATGCCTGCTCCCCCTTTGCCTACAAAGTTGGCTCAAGTCATTACGCGCCGTGGAGCGCTCAGCGTAGCGGATATTGTGAGCGCCCAGCGGTCCACCGGAACTGCGTACAATTCTCAGAACGCGGAGGCTCTCCAGCGGCTCAACCAGTACTCCGATCTGCTCAATGGGAGCGTGATTGATGTCGTCCGGTATTTGCAAGATCTATCGACCTATCTTCAGGCGTTCATCATTCCTGCGGCGGGGTCGGCGAGCACGGTCCAGAACGTATTCCTGGTCTCGGGGGGCAATACGATTGTTCCTGCGCCTGCGACTGCCAATGATGGCGATACTCTCTGGATCATCACTCATCAACCGGCGACCGGAGACGGATTCATTACGTGGTCGAGCGGTTTTATAGGGGTTACAAGTAATGACAATCTGATGGCGCCGAATGCAGTCAATCGCTATACATTCGTGCGCTCCGGTTCTTTTTGGAATTTGATGGCGCCTCCCAGTTTAGGCAAGTGAGACTCGTTTGCTTTTTATTGTGGGCTGCGACAGTCCTTGCTCAGACCAACCTGAGTTCTCCGGCGACGGTGATTCGTGTCCCTACAAGTCCAGGAGTTTTCGGAGGGGGCGATTTCAGGGTACAAGCGCCGAATGGGACGGATTATACTTCCATCACGCAAAGCGCCACGACTATGGCGATCTCCACGGGTATTTCGCCTTCTCCTACGCTCGCGATAAATGGATTCAGCAACGTATCCGTATCGGGAAATATTATTCCGTCCATGGATCAGATGTACACTTTGGGAATTGGCGCGAATGCTTGGTTCTCCGTATTTACAGCGCAGTTGATTGGAGCAGGATCGGGGGCCGCCACAGGAAGGCCGATATCTTCCAGTCCCTTGCTCCCTTTCACGACCCTGACCGAGAATCTCGGGTCTTCCACTGTGCAGTGGAGTCACATTTATACAGGAGATATAACAGCGAGTAACCTCGGAGGTACGGGCACTCGTTGTGTGCAGGTGAATAATAACGGCGATTTTGGCGTGGCCTCTGCGGCCTGTGGCACGGGGGGAACTGGGTCTCCTGGCCCGCCGAATACTTCCATACAATTCAATTGCAGTGGCGTGTTCTGTGGAGATTCGCGGCTGGAATACGCCGCGCCTAACCTGGAACTCACGCAGGCGACTCTTCAGTTCTATTCCGCTCCCAGCACGCTCGCGATGCAATTGAAAGCGGGATCATCTGGGACAGGAATTTTGGATGTGGTCAATTCCTCCAATGCGACGATCTCTGAATGGAACGCGAGCACGACAGTCCCAAATTTTGGCATGCTAGGAACCATTAATATACAGCCTGGTTCTGGCCAGATCGTGCCGTCTCTCCAAATCACCGAAGCGGGCGGCGGCACGCAGGATGTGATTTATGCGCTGCTGCCCAGCGGGGCTATTGGAGTGGAGCTTGCTGCATCCGGCAACGTCACGATGAGCGGCTTATCCGGCACAGGGAATCGTATCGTGTGTGCGGGTCCGAGTGGTCTTCTCTTGTCGAATCCTGGAGGGGGCTGCACTGGGGCGGGTGTTCCAGGGACTCCTAATACCTCGATTCAGTTCAATTGTTCTGGCACGTTTTGTGGAGACGCTAGATTGGAGTATGCCGCCCCCAATGTGGAATTAAATGATGCCGTTCTCCAATTTTATTCGAGTGGCGCGCTCGATATGCAAGTAAAAGGGGCTTCGACCAACATTTTACAGGTAGTGAATTCCAGCAACACAGTCATTTCGCAATGGAACTCCAATACGGCAGTCCCTAGTTTTGGGGTATTGGGAACGATGGCAGTGCAGCCCAGTTCCAGCGCTTCTCCTATCGTTCCGCTGCTTCAAATATCGGGGGGAAGCTTGTCTTCAACCGCAGACCTGATCTATGCCCTCCAGCCGGGAGGCGCTATAGGCATGGAGCTTAAATCGGATGGCACTACTACTTTAGGGAATCTTGCTGGAAGCGGCAACCGCATTGTCTGCGCTGGACCCAGTGGCCTTCTTCTGGCAAATCCTGGAGGCACGCCCTGCACGGGGGTTGGCGTTCCCGGTAATCCTACAACGTCGATTCAGTTTAACTGTTCCGGCCTATTCTGTGGAGACGCCAAATTGGAGTATGCTTCCCCCAACCTTCTGCTGAACGATGCGGTTTTACAGTTTTATTCGAGTGGCTCGCTTGATATGCAACTGAAGGGGGCGTCCACAAATATCCTCCAGGTTGTGAATTCCAGTAACACGGTTATTTCTCAATGGAACTCCAATACTGCCGTGCCCAGTTTCTCGGTGGCTGGGACCGTAGCGGTGCAACCTGTGTCCAGCGCCTCTCCTATTGTTCCCATGCTTCAGATAAATGGAGGCGCCCTCTCATCAACCGCTGACCGTATTTACGCTTTGCAGGCGGGAGGGGCGATAGCTCTGGAACTGAAATCGGACGGCTCTACGGTTTTGGGAAATCTTGCCGGGACAGGAAACCGTATTGTATGTGCAGACCCGAGTGGTCTTCTGTTATCGAATCCAGGTGGATGTGCAGGGGCGAGCGGGGTTTGTGGCGCCGATACCCAAATCATCTACAACAATGCGGGCGCTTGTGGCGCGGACGCCGGATTGACCTGGAGCCATACCAGTCCTGGCATATTCCTAGCGAACGGACTGATTGTGGCTACCGGATCAAATGGGGGGTTCGGCGCGAATCCCCGCTCTGGGTCTGGCGATCAGTGGCTTTTTTACAATCCATCCGGTACGGAAATGCGGCTTTACGATTCGGTTTCTGGAGATCATTTTTATTTTGAAAGCAACGGCAATTTCGACATCGATCCTCAAGGGCTGAATAATGGGCCGCTTACGCCGGGGATCGTTTTCGGAACGGGCGCTACGGGGGAAGGAATTGCGTCTAAGCGGACATCCGGGGGGAATCAGTTCGGTCTAGACTTTTACACAAGCAGCAATTCTCGCCTATCTATCGCCAACAACGGCGGCGCTCAATTCCTTGGACCCACCGTCGAGATGCACTCCACCGTACTCATCGATCCGGCGTTTCTGCCCTCCGTTTCCATTCTGCGGGCTACTGCCCCTAGTGGCAACACTCAGGATTTGATCGACTTGGAGGCGTTTCCGGCTACCAAGATTTTTGAAGTTACCTCCAACGGGAGCATGAACGTAGGATCGATGACCTGGAACCAACCGCTTCAGAGTTTGAATATCAGTGGAAACACGTCGAATCCCACCTTGGTGCTTACAGGAGGTTCGGGGACGAATGCGCTCCAAGTGCTGAATACGCTCGGCGGCAACGGTCTGTCGGTCGGTTCTGGTCAACTATCAATGGCTTTGGGTGGGACTGTGACCACGCGGATCACTAATAGCGGCGTCATCGGAGGTCGTGTTCAAACGTCAGACGCAAGTGGAAATCCCCTATTCGATTCCGCGCAGATCCCGACTCCCTTTCAGGTCATCGACGGCGGCGGCGTTATGCATTCCGCGAATCAGTTCGTAGCGACCGGCGCCTCCACCCCGCTCGTGGTGAATGCGGCCGGTATCGGCTCAGATTACGTGGCGGTCAATAACCTTAGTTCTGGCGTTTCTTATCTGAGAATTACGAATACTGGGACCTTTCTGTTGGGAGCCTACACAGGCACAGGCAATTCCGCTTTATGCGTGACTGGCGCCGGTCAGGTATACCGTTCAGGTTTTACCTCATGCTGAAAGCAGGGATATTCCTTTTTGCTCCGGCTTGCTTGTTGGCCCAAATCCCAACCGTTCATTTTGGGGTGCTTCCGTCAGGCGTAACGAGCGGTTCCACATTTACGCTTGCGGTGAGTATCACGGCTTCAGCCATCGGTTGGGCCTCCGTTAGTTGGGGCATAACCATTACGAACGCAACGCTGATAAGTACGATTCCCGATGGTTCCCTGACGACGAAATATTTGACGGCTGGAGTTAACGGGAATTGCGTGGTCAGCACCGCCCACATCATTGGGGGTCAAGGATATGATCTTGGGATCAATACGATTACTGCGGCTACGGGACTGGCGGTTTATACCTTCCAGGCTGGCTCAAGCGGGACCATCACACTGAACCTAACAAACGTCTCATTAGCCGATGCGGTCGGCGCGGCGCTTTCTGTCAATGTAGGGCCGTCTGCTTCAATCTCAGTGGCGGCAAGTCCAACCATGAATTTCTGTGATTTGAGCGGGGCGGCTGGGCTTCCTGATGCGCAGGTCGATGGTTGGGACGTGGGAGCGGAGAATACCTGGATCGTATCCGGTCCTCCTCCTGGGAAAACGTGGGACCGTTTTGGGGATATGAATCCGGCGCGCAGCGCCCAAGCCATCATCTCGGCGGCGACGGGAGCGATGTGTACGGCAACGCAATGAAAAGGAGTATTTGAGTGAAGTTACTTGCAATATTGCTCTTGGCGGGCGGAGCTTACGCCCAAGACGGTTCGCCCCCTGCGGCGAAGCCGGATGCAAAAGCGGCCCCCGTGAATAAGGAAGTGGAAGACCTGAAGACCCAATTGGCGGGCATGAAGGCTACTCTGATTTCGCTTCAGGGGTCGCTCGTCACTTTGCAGAGGCAGGTAGCGGAGGCGAATCAAACTATCTTGATAGCGCGGATCTGCTCCGACGCCGGTCTGATCTGGGCGCAATGTCAAGTCGATCAAAACAATTGGACGGCAAAGCCCATCACCCCCGATCCCAAAAAACCCTAAGCTACATGTTTCCACGTTCTGCGAAGGCGGATATGCGAGATCAGCCCTTTGGACACTCTCAATTCCTGAGCAAGACCAGTGCAACTACCCGGACTATTCCGAATGTACCGAACTTGTTCTTCCGTAAGCTTGCTGCTCCTATGGCCTTCGCCCATAAGGAAGTTGAAGTTGTCTTTAAATGGAATGTACTCCAGGTTGTCTGGCCATCGATTATCCAGCTTGTTGCGATTTATATGATTAACAATGTATCCAGGTGGACGTGGCCCCACAAAAGCTTGCATAACCATTTCATGGTTTGTTCGGGTGACTCTGCGTATGCCATCACTTAAGAGGACGTGGGCATATCCAGGTTTATTGTTGCTGACTCCTGGGCGCAAAACTTTCCCAGGTCTTGCTCCTTTTCCTCGGGAGATGCGCCTTGTCCGACCTAAGTTCGAAACCTCGTAAAACTGTTCAAAGCCCTTAACCGGTAGCCATTTCTCATCCATAGGTCCATAGGATAACCTCACCATGGGCGCACTCGCAATCCCGCAAATCGGACAACCGCCTGGAACCTACAATTATCCATCATCGGCTTACAATCCGATGAATGCGCGTGATGTCTATAACATGTATGGTGGTCTGGGGCAGAGTTACTTTGATTGGGGTCAATCGTTCGGCACGCAGCAAGGGGCGCTCGCCAACTACTATGGCGGGAACGAGGCGGGTTATGGCAATCTCACGAATCAACTTTATTCCCCGATCTGGCAAGGGGGTGGAGGGTATACCCCCGAGCAGATGCAGAATGTTCTGCAATCGCAGGGTCTGCAAGATGTGCTCGCGCAGAGTCCGAATAACTTCCTAAGCCAGGGTCAGCAGTCCGCGATTCTCGGCGATCCTTATTCTGCGTTTAAGGCCTTCATCCCGCAGGCGCAGGGAATCGCGCAGGGCGGGAATCAGATTCAGCAGAACTTCGCGAATGCGGCCCAACAGGGTCAGCAGGCCGGCACAGGCGTCCTGGGGCAATGGCAATCGAACCTTCAGGGAGCGCTCGCCCCATTCGGCGGTCAGGTCAACACGGCTCTTAACACCGGAGCGGGCCAACTCGCAGCGGCGCAAGGCAATCCGCTGCTTTCTCCGACCGCGCAGTATTACCAGCAGGCCGGTGTTTCCGATCAGCAAGTGCAAGACATGGCCGAAGCTGCGGCGCGCGGTGTCGGCGCTCAATTCGGCGCGACCAAGGACCAAGTATTGGCCGCCGCGCAGGCGAGCGGTTATGGAACTCCGCTGGGAATCGCGTCCGCTATGGGCGCATTGGATCGGTCGAGCGCGGCGGGTCAATCCGATGCTCTGCTGAATGCGCGAATGCAGGCTCTCGCGGCGCAACGGCAAGCGGCGCAGAACATACAGAATACGCAGTTGAACGCGGGCCAATATCAGGCGGGCCTCGCATCATCGAACGCTCTCGCCGAGCAGAATGCGCGGATCGCGGCGGCGCAGGCAGTCACGGGAATGAATGTCAATGCCGCGAACACCATCGGTCAGGCAGGCCAGCAGCAGACTCAATTCGACACCGGCCAAATGATGAATGCGATTGGCCAGGGCGGCACATTTGCACAGAACGCCGCCATGTGGGGTGCCGGGAATGAAGCGCAAATGCAGCAGGCCGCAGAAGCAGCGGCGGCGCAGCGCAATTGGAACCTGGGAACGAATGTCCAGCAGACCAATATGTATAACCAGAACATGGGTTTGCAGGGCAATCAGATCATGTCCCAGCGGTATCAGCAAGCCTATCAGCCCTGGTTGCAAGAACAGTACATGGGGCTGCAAATGGCTCCGCAGCAGCAGAACTATTACGGCAGCCAAGCCAACAACGCTTATGGGCGGCAGTTGCAGGGGCAAGGAGTCATGCAGCAGGGCACGCTAGGGGCGGCGGGAGGCTACGCGGGCTGGGGAGAGAACCAACAGCAAACATCAGGAGCGACGGGCATTCTGAGAAATATCGGTCAAGGCGCGAGCGTGCTCAAACCCGGCGGCGGCGGCGGAGGTGGCGGAAATTACAGCGGCTATGGCGGCGCCAGAGGCGGCACGATTGATCATCACCAACTGATCGAAGTCGGCGAAGAGGACAAGCCCGAGATGATTCTGCCGCTCTCGCCGCGCACGCCCGACCATGGCCGTAATCCTTACGAAAAGATAGGCGCCGGCATCGGCGAAATGTTGGGCATTCCGCAACATGATGGATACCAAAAGGGCGGGATTGCGGGGGATAAGTGGGCCACGAATATTTTCCACGATCCGAACGCGGGCCAATTGCAATACGATCCGCTGTACATGGCGCCAGGGCCAACGCAAGGCATGACGAAGCCTGGAACGATCAATTTGAAGACTCTGCCGCCCGTGGATCTTGGCGACGGTTATTGGGGGACGGTGAGGAGCGCTTCGCGCGAGGACGATAACGGCAACGAGGTCTTATACCCAACCATTGTCAACGGACGCCCAGTGGACGACGAGAGCGCATGGCGCTACGCGCAAGGTACGGGTCGCAATTTAGGCACGTTCAGGACTCCGCAAGACGCCGACGCCTACGCCGAGCGGCTGCACAGCGATTGGGAAAAGGGTCTGATTCCCGGCGTGCAAATGCATGGGAAGCCGAATGGTTACGCAACGGGCGGAATCGCGGATGACACAAACTCATTCGAGCACATTTTGGAGGGCGAAGAAATGGCTGAAGGGCGGGAATTACCAGATTATTTGACGCGAGGCGGTGGTTACGCGCGAGGCGGCACAACTCCGAGCGGCATTCATATTAAGCCATCTCATGCAGGCCGACTCCACGAGAATCTGGGGATCGCGCAGGACAAACCGATTCCTCGGTCCAGACTTGAGGAGGCAAAACAGAGCGACAGCCCCGCCATCCGCAAGCAGGCGAATTTCGCATTGAATGCTCGTGGCTGGGATCATGCTGCCCATGGCCTGATGGTGCCGAGTGTACGGGCTACCCCGAGGGTAGCGGCGATGCCGATGGCGAGATCGGGAATCCATCTCAACATGCCGATCCGAGGCATGCGGCTTCAAGCGCCGATCCGACCGGCCATGCTGCCACGAGGGGGAGTGCAGCGATTCGCGCGTGGCGGAGTCCTGGGTTATGGTCCCCAAGGGAATGAATTCGGCTCGCAGGAGCGCGAAGCCGAGAACCTGCCGTGGGGCACGCACGACAACGATTACCGGGGCGCGGAGTATGGCGAGTTTCAGCGCTTCGGCAGGCCAGAGCCGTTTCAGGCCGGTGGAATTCTCGGGGCGATAGGAAGCGGACTAGGCGCTGTCGGCAAGGGCATAGGCCAGCAACTCTACAACCAATATGTACAGCCCTATTTGCCGCCGCCCTCGCAACCCGCGCCTCCGGCTCCACCTCCGTTAGCAATAGGCGGTCAGCCTCCGGGACCCATGCCTGGGACTCCTCCCGGAATGCCTCAAATGCCCCCAACTCCGGGAATGCCCCCGCCTCCTGGACCGCCGCCGCAGCAGTTCCAGCGCGGCGGCATTCCCGGAGGAAACTTCGCGGGGCAACCGCAACAAGGATGGGGCGGCGGTAGTTATGGTGGCGACTGGGGAGGCCAAGGAGGAGGTTGGGGACGCGGTGGCGGTGGTTGGGGAGGTGGAGGCGGTATGCCTTGGGGTGCCGGCGGCGGATACGGCGGTGGATATGGCGGCGGATACGGAAGCATGATGAGGCGTCCCATGGGGCCGGGAGGCTGGGGCGGCGGAGGTGGTGGGTGGGGTGGCCCGCAGCCGGGAGCAACCAATAATATCGCACAGGCAGGTCCGGCTTTCAGCGGGCAAGATCCGAGGACTATGGCCTATGCTAATTCAGTCATTAATGCTTTCAATACGCCTAATCCAGGGGGCACCGGAGGGATGGGCACTTTCGATCAAACTCAAGCTCTCGCAAATGCTGGCGGACCTCCGCCGACTCCGTATGGTCAGACGGGCGGATTGACTCAGGATCAACAGAACGCGAATACGCGGGCCGTGAACATGGGCACTCCTGCTCCATTTCCAGCGGGGGATGGAACGCAGCAGAATCAGACCGCTGCGCAGGGATCGAATCAGGATGCCGAGAGGCAAGCGTGGTTGAACCAAAGGCGAAGCCTTTTGGGAACTCCGGCAGCAGGCGGATCTGCTTACAATCCGAGAGGATTCGCCCGAGGCGGCATTTCTCCCTGGACGCCCTCAATCCCACGAACCTATTACCAAAGCAACTTTAATACTCCGACGAGTCACGAACCTCCGTTCAGCGAGCGCACTCCCAGATATCGCTAGTTTCTAATGGCCCCCCGTAATCTGAGAAATTTGCCCGCTATCTTTGGTAGCGATTGGAATGGCCTCACTGGGCAAGGTGAAATCTATGACGACGAACTGCAAGGAGGCGTGGCCGTAGACGCAAATGATGCCCCAGTTAATTATGCTCCGCTTGGCTCAGCGAAATACGACACAGGTGACTCATCGCCGATCCCCGATGTCCAACCCACTGCGCCCCAGCCTTCTCAATTACCGACGACAACGATGGCGCAGCTTCAACCGTCAGCACCTCCGCCTGGACCTCCGTCTACGCCGGAGTCTGCTCCCTCAGCGTCCGCGCCATCCATTTTGCCTCCTGAGAATCCACTTCTCACTGCGAATTTGAATCAGGGGCAAGGTCCGACGCGCGAGGCGGCAGCGCGAGCGACAGCGCGGGCGTCTCAACTTCCGCCTTCCCCCGATCTCCAGAGAATAGCGCAAATGGGTCAGAACGAACCTGAACTACCCGGCCATGTGCCATGGTGGCGGCAAGTTCTCGCAGGGATGGCGCCTCCCCAGTTTTCTGGTTTGGTTGCTTATGGCCCTAAAGGGGAGGAGCAGATTCGTAGACATCAGCTATGGGAACAGAATTTGCCTAGAGCGGAGGAGGCAGCGAAGGAGCTAAGTGCGGAACAGAATAGACGTTACTTGGCTGATATAACTCGATCTGAGTCAGAAGCCCGAATACAAGCGGAGCGGGACCGTGATAAAGCGACCGCTGCGCACCAATTGGCGGACGACCAATTGAATCAAGCTAAAGTCCGCCTGGAGTATCAGGACCCCACCAAGACCGGAGGCAAGATCGCGTATACGCCAGAGGCGGCGGAACAATTGGCTTCAATGAACCACATATGGCAGGAGACTGTACCTCCTTCTTTCGCCGGGAAGGACGAGAGATGGTTTAGTCCCGTGGAAAATACCGTTACGGCTGAGATGGCGGCCAGTCCCATAGGCAGGCGAATGGGATGGCAAGAGGGGCAGCATCTTAATGGTGAGGCATATAGGGCCGCTGTTACCGGAAATTTCGAGGCGATCCTTCATGGAGGCGGTCCAGGCGACCCGATGGAGGTAAAGAACGCGATCTTCGGGTCTATTCCGGCGAAGTATCAGGATTTGAGAGATAGCACGTGGGCGCAGGCTCAATTCTACCTGAACGATAAAAGTGGCGACAAACTTAAAAATGCGGAAGCCGCCAGACAGGTGATGGAGAAAGGGTTCCAACTATCTGAGGAAAGACTGCGCCAGGAAAGGCAGCAACAATTTGAGAAGGAAAAAGAAGCGGCTAATCGTGGCGCTCTCGGAAAAGATCCAAACACGGGCTTGATTACCTGGACTCCTGTCGGGCAACGCCAAACTCCCGGCACGATGACTGTTGGGCAGGCGGGCCAGATAGCTCAACAGGCTGCTAAGGATGTCGGCAACGCTGTTAAGTCGGCTGAGGATATGCAGGAGTCCGCTAAAAACGCCGCTGGCTTAGTTGCCATGGCGAACAATGGTAATCCCATGGCGGATAGGACGCTGCTATTTCAATTCCTGGGCGCGACCAAACCAGAAGGCATGGGGAAACTGAGGCTGAGCAATCAAGAGATAAACTTTGTCCTCAGTGCCCGTAGCGCTTTAGGGGACCTGGATGCGCTTTGGAACAAAATTTCCAGCGGTGGAAATCTTGCGACCAAGGAGCGGCAGGACATCCTTGACATTATGAATTACATGGCTGCTCGCGCAGCAGAGCATGCCAAAGAGAAGCAGGCGGCAGCGCCGGGAGGTAGAGGAGTAACTACGACTCCAATAACTCCGCCTTCTAGTACACCAGCCACTCCCCCGTCTGCCGAAGACGTAAAGAAGAAACACAACATCAACTATTAGTATGGCGGATCTTTCCCCAGAGCGGCGCAAGCAGCTTGACGATATTGTCGTAAAACTCGATTCAGAGGGAGCGTCTACCCCAGAGATCCAGGCTGTGGTGGACGATTTCAAGAAGAAGTATACTCCGCAAACATTGCCACAGAAAGTCGGGTCTGCGATCTGGGAAGCGGCCAAAAATGCGTCTGCCGGTAAAGATGTTTATGGACAGCCGCTTTATCCACCCGATCCACAGACAGGAAAGCCGACCGTGAGGCCACTCGATTTAGGCCCTATCGCGTATGGCGCTCCCGCCCCGGAAAGAGTGGCCACGGCTTTGGAACTGCTTAAAAACAGTGGAATCACCAAGAATCTAGCCAAGGCTGGACTCAAGGGTATAGGGGCGGGTATGCTGACGACCTTAAAAAGTCCATTCAGACACCCTTGGACAGGTACGGCGATGGCGCTTAGTGGACTTGGGGATTTAGGGGATGCTGCGAAAACGCTATGGCAAGCATTCAAGGCTGCTGGCGGCGGCACACAAGAGGAATTCGAGACGTGGCTCGCAAATCAGGATCGGGAAGCTATATGGAAAAAGGCGGGGGCTACTGGGCAACCTGCTCCAGCGTCTGCTCCTCCTGCCCAGATTGCTCCGGCACCCGCTCAATTGCCCTCTGGTAGGAGTCCTGGACCTGCACCGCCAAAACCTGCTCCAGTAGCAAAGCCTCCCATGTGGCAGGGAATCACGGATGCGCCATCGCCATCTGGGCTACCCCCTAAGCCTGTTGTAGGATCAGCATCGCCGGTTCTTCCTTCCGGGAGAATTCCGGGTCGGCCTGTTCCTTCGGCTGGACCTGCGGGCGCAAGACCTCCTCTGTGGCAAGGTATCACGGACCAACCGGGGACTGTGCTGCCTGAAGTTCCCAATCTAGAGCCAGCCCCGGATATTCCAACTACTCCAGCTAATCCCCCCATCATGAGTAGCTGGAAGCCCACCGGGAAGATACCTGGGTCTTATGCGGCGCGAGGGGAACCACTCACGATGAGTGAGCCTAAGTGGAATAACCTCACTCCTGAGGAGCAGGCGGAGTGGCGCGACGCGGTAGCCACGCAGGACAAACCCAAAGCGGCCCCAGCGCAAGCCGCCGCTGCTGCCGCCGCCCCAACCCCAACTCCAGAGAACATCGCTCCTGCCACTAGTACGCCTGCGCCTTCAGATGCGGGCGATCTAAGTGATCCATTGAGGCGGAGTATCGCTCAAGCCAATGCACGGAAGGCGGCTGCAGAGCAACAACCGAAAATTCCACCTGAGTATCTGCAAAATAAGATCAACGTGGCGGATGCTGGCGCCAAGGTCTTACGCGATCTTGGCGTTACTCGGGAACATATGCAGAGGCTAAAGACTAGCAATCCGCAAGCTTATGAAGATGTATTTACCAATGTGGCCAAGCTTCCAGGAGTATCAAAGCAGGCTAATTATCCGCTAACCGACGAAGTGACTCGTGGTATGATGATCGACCGACTGCCATCGGAATCCACTCTGCCAGATTATCCGCACTTCCAGCAATAGTCAATAACAGAATCACATCTTAAGAGCCCCGGCGAAAGTCGGGGCTCTTTGCTGCCCTATGCCATCCGTTAGCCGAAATCAGCAAATTGTCGCCGCCATCGCAAAGCATCATCCCGAGCAACTATACGAGCGCAACAAGGGGATGGCAAAGATGTCGCCGAAGCAACTGGATGAATTCGCCTCCACACCCCGCAAGGGCCTGCCGAAGAAAGTCCAACACTATGAGCGCAATAAAGAGTAGTGTCGTCCTAGTCCTACTGGCGCTAGCAACTTATGCCCAGACGGGCGGGACGCCGGTAACGTTGAACGGCTATCCTCAGTCGCAGCCGACTCGCTTCCTCGATTACGACGCCAACGGGAACCTCGCCTATATCTGCTACACCACGCCATCGGGGATTGCTGCCTACTACAATTACTCTCGCTCCGTGATGGGCGGCACGCTCACGTCTATCGTGGTGGCCACGAATGTAGGCACGGTCACGACCGTGGGCGCTCATGGCCTGATGGTCGGCCAGGGAGTGACCGTCTCGGGGGCCACGCTGGGCGCTTTGAACGCCACCTATATCATCGCGACTGTACCGTCCACTACCACTTTCACCATTACCACGACGGGCGTGGCGGATGGGACTTACAATAACGTCGCGCTTACCATATCAGGGAGTGCGCCGCTCCTGACTTCGCCTATCTGGTCAATAAATAAGCTCACATACTCTGCTGGAAATTCCCTGATCGGTTCGCAATGGGCCTTGGGCGCTGCCGGAAATTATACGAGCATTTGCGCGAATCGTGCCACGATTAACACCTACAAATAATCCTCCAGGATTCGTAATATCCCAAGAGGAGGCGGGCCGCTTATCGCAGGATCAGTACGAGATCATCGGTGGCCAGTCCCGACCCTGGTGGCCGTGGCAAATACGGGGCCTGACCTGTCTGTGCGACGAAATCGCGTTGTTGGGCGGCAAGGGGGGGGGCAAATCGGAATTGATGCGTGCGTGGTTGGTCAGCGGTAATCCTCATTTATCGGATCGCGACGAACGCGGTAATGATATTTCCTGGAATCGAACATATACCGAACACCCATACTATCGCGGTTTGATCCTCAGGAAAAATGAGGGAGACTTGGCGGATTTTATCAAGCGTGCCGCCCGAATGTGGAAGTCGTTGGCTGGCGAGTATAAGAACGGCAGGTTCGAGTTCCCCTCTGGGGCCGTGATCGATGTCGGTCACATGAAAGATCAGACCGCATGGATGAAGTACGTCGGAATCGAGTATGTACGAATCGCTATCGATGAAGTGGGCCTAATCAAGGATTACAGCCTGTTTGAGGAGCTTCGCTCCACGATGCGTACCCCCTACCCGGAATTGCGATGCCAGATCATGGTAGCTTCCAACGCGGGTGGCCCAGGCACTTCGTGGCTCATTGAGAGGTACATGAAAGCCAGGGATACGGACGGAAACATCATTCCTCACGACAATGTGATCACTGAGGAATATATGCATCCCTTTACTGGGGAAAAGAGGTTTCGCACCAGGATATGGATGTTCAGCACCATCCAAGATAATCCGATTTACACCAAATCCGATTACGCCATAACGTTGATGTCGCTCTCCGATCCAAAGCTGCGACGAGCCTATTTTGAGGGGCATTGGGATGCACTGTTCGGCTCCTATTTCTGCTTCAAGAAAGGGACTGAGATTTTGACCGATCAGGGATGGATGGACATCACATCTGTAGTAAAAGGGCAGCCAGTCGCTACGCTCAGTCCATCCATGGAGATGAGTTTCGAACCATGCACCATGACCAAATCTTTTCCCTTTCTCGGGGAGATGCGCGAGTTCAATGGTAAATCGTTGAGGTTTTCAGTTACGCCGAATCACCGTATGTATTCGCGCTTATCTGGGAAAAACGAATACGCCATGATTCCGGTGGATGATTTGCCTAGCTCCAGCGAATATCTACGGGCAGCGGCTATTTACAGAGGCACTTCGCCCGAAGAGATTATTATAAAGGACGATTCGATTCTTTCCAAATGGGTGAAGCTGGCGTGCATCGTATGTGGATCATTGTATTTAGCCAAGGCTCACCGACTGCGGCATCGGCGTAGAACCACCTGTTCGCGTCCCTGTTCTTATGTCGCCAGAGTAGCATATCGTGGCCACAAGTCAGAATTTGCCCCGACAGTCGTGGGGCATATCGACAGCATAGATTGGCATCGGTTTGACCCTGGAGACTGGGCAGAATTACTCGGCTGGTACATAACAGAGGGCAGTATTGAGCGGAGAAAAGGAGTTGTAATAGGGTTCACAATTTCGCAGTATGAGGCTGTCAATCGAGCAAAGTGTCAGCGGATCGCAACACTACTGAGACGCATGGGTTTATCGTTCACCCGAGACGATATGCGGTTTAGAGTGCATTCCACGGCCCTCGGGAAAGTCCTGGCTCACCTTGGAACTAGCAGATCCAAGTACATTCCGAGGGAAGTGGTCAATTACAAAAAGGACCATTTAGAACGGTTATTCGAAGCCCTGATGCTGGGGGATGGATGCCCGAGCACCAATTGCCAGGGAGCATATGAGTATTTTACTGTTTCCAAGCGATTGGCCGATGACATTCAGGAATTATGCGCTCGTCTTGGCAGGATATGTTTTATCGGAAGGAGGCCATCAAAGAACCCTAAGCATGCGGATGGTTATTACTTGCATATTCGGAGGCCAGGGAAGCTAACATCGCACGTCAGGAAGACGGATATAGTGAGTGTTCCTTATGAGGGTCTGGTCGCCTGCGTAACTGTGGAACCGTATCATACGGTGTTGGTCAGATACGAAGGCTCTGCGATGTGGTGCGGAAACAGTGACCTATTCCGGCCAGATGGGCCGATTAAGGTCAATAATGAACCGCCCAACGCCAATCATGTCCTAAAGCCCATGCTCGCCGGGACGGAGAAGCGCTACCCGATAGAGATCAAACCTTGGCACCACATTACGATGGGCGGCGATTGGGGCTATGCGCATGAGGCCGCGTTTCTATGGGCGCGGCAATTGCCGGATAAGCGCGTCGTGATTTACCGCGAGTTCGTGGCGGACCACACATCTCCGGTGCGGCTGGGTTTCGAGATCGCGCAGAAGTCGCTCAAGGAACTTGAAGGGCTGCCATCGCACTCGTTTACGTTGTGGCTCAGCCATGACGCCTTTCGCAACGACCGAGGGGAGCGATCCACGGCGGAACTGATCGCGGCGGGGATCTCCAAGGTGCTTGGCCCCAAGGCAGTCCATCTGCCGGATCTGATGATTCGAAATTTGCGCGAATCCTTCGCGATGGAATCTTTCAACCGCTATACCGCAGAGCAACAGCAGGAGGCCATCGATCAGATATTGCTCCAGCGGCGCACTGGGATCACGATTCGGATTGCCGAGAAGACCGGCGTGATCGGCTGGCAGCATTGCCGCGAGCTAATGCAGTGGGAGTCGTTCGGAGAGCCGAATACGCAACGCGACCCAGAGTTCGCGCGGAAGCTCCTCCATGAGAATCCCAAGGCGTTTGAGGCTTACGTGGAGTCATTCCGGGATATTCCGGTCGAGGTCCGTCCGCGCTTGCAGATTTACGATTGCTGCCCCAGGCTAATTACCGCCATTCCTCGGGCGCTCCATGAAGACGGCACAGAAAACGTCGATAAGGCGCATTTCATCGGCAAGGATTTAATCGACGCCTTTTCCTACTTAGTGAGTGGACTCATGGACGAGGCTCCGGCTGAGCCATTCGAGGCGTTCCGCGAGCGGCGGCTTGAAGAGAGTTCCCGGTATTACGGCAGCGATCTCACGACCAACGATCTCTGCCGGATTCACGAGTCCATCGAAGGCGAGTGGAAGGACATGCAACAGGACTTCTCTCCGGTGACGCCGCCGCGCATGGCTCGCCTCGGTCGCCTGATGCGCCAGGGCAAGATCCGACCGGAGCAGAATATCGACCGCATTTTGGGAATCGAACATTATGGCTAGCAAACCGACGCACCATATTTTAATTGCCATGGGAATTCCACGACATGAGGCGCCCTCGGGCTTACCACCGTCCACACGCGGCCACTTCATGCCCGATCAGGGAGAGCCTGACCAGGACGACATGGCGCCCACTCATGAAGAACCTGACGGGGACGAGGGAATAGATCAGTCCGGCATCCAGGGCGAACCGGGGACTGGCTACGAAGGGCCGGAGGGCGGCGCGTTCGCATGCGGGAATTGCCAGCACATGGAGCAGGAGGGCACTTGTAATGAGCCGCACATGATCAAGCTCTCCCAACAGCCACGGGGTCAGAATGGACATCCCACCGTTGACGCGGGCGGATGTTGCGAATTCGTGAACCGGGGCGGGGCGGGCGGGGAAGAGGCGGGAGGCCAACCCGCAATGGCTTCCTCCCGCCAACCCCCCGGAATCGCCATCGGAGTGGGAACTTCTCCTAAAGGCCGATGAAGAAGTGGCTGAAACGATTGCTTTGCGGCGAGGAGTTAGACCGGCTATATAACGAAATCTCCGTCCTCAAGATGACCGTGGACAATTACCAGCGCAATAATCTGGTGCTTCTGGAGCGGGTGAATACCCCCTGCAAAACGTGCGAGGACTTGCGGCAAGTCGTAAATTTCCACGTGCGGGCGGCAGGATCCAAGGTAGGCATATTCGATGGCTACGGACCCGTGATGCCGGAGCCGAAGCCGGTGGAGATCGGCAAGGGAGAGGAAGGCCCCATGCGGGCAGCCCTGAAAGCGCGGCTCAGCAAAAGCGCCTTCATACGAGATCAATACCCGCAACTGCTCCGGCAGGATGCCGAATGGGAGCGCAACCTGGAACACATGGCGGAAGAAGCGGCTAAACAACCGGAGGAGAATCCATGACCTTGGAGGAGATCAGAGACCACCTCATTCATCTGAACAAAGACGGGGTTTACCTGCTTTTCGTAGATCCCGAGAAAATCAGCATTCGGGACTTGGACAGACACTTAGAATCAACCGCTCCTGAGGATATGCCGAATATCATGATCGTCGCCTCCAAAGATGGGCATACTCCGGTTTACGTAGAGTCCGTGAATTACATAAAGGATTGGATTTCCGCAATTGAGGGCGCCGAGTGACTGTACCGGATATCATCGAATACAGGGGCAAGGAGTATAGACGATATCCAGAATCTAAGGACTGGCGGACGAGAACGTATTTCAGAAGGCGCTATAGAATAGGCCGCAAAACCGTCAACGAAGATTTACATCGCCTTATCTGGGAAGAGTTTAATGGATCTATTCCCGCCGGCCATCATATCCACCATATAGACGAGGACCCTTCTAATAATCTCCTTGAGAATCTGGAATGCTTGCCGGGGGCCGAGCATAACAGGCTTCACGCTCGTGGTTGGGGTAGATCGGAAAAGGGGCGTCAATGGAAACGCGATTGGTGGACCCGTAAGCCCTCTATCCTTCTATCCTGTAAATTGTGCGGCACGTCATTTGAAGCCAGAATGTCTGATGCGGAATATTGATCATTCCGGTGCGCTCAGAGGGCCAGACGCGCCTCTGGAAAACTCAATGACAACAGAGTATGTGTGATCTGTGGTGGACACTTTTACACTTTGAAATACCGACCGACTCAGACTTGTAGCCCTAAATGCCGGGGTACGCTCCAAAGCCAGAACTTCAAGCGATCTTAATTTGTGACTCCATTTTTGCCTCAACAGCCCCAGGCGGTCGCGCCCCAGGGCGTAAGCAGCGCCATCTCCATGGGAGCGCTGAAGAGAACATTAGCGCAATTCGTGGCAACCAGCGTGAGAAGCGTAACGGAGGTTGATAAAGCAACGCACAACGCCAAAGTGCGGAGAAATGAACTGTATTACAGGGGCCACCAAGACCTCATGTATTTAAGCTTCCCCAATGGGCGTGTGGATTTCGTGAGTGCTGCCAGCGCGACCACACCCAATGCTCCCCTTCAGCTTTCCGCGAATGCATATTCGGGATTATATGACTACATTTTGAACGTCTATCAGGGGGACGTGGATGCATTTATTGCGGTTATAGGGGCGCGATCACCCAATGGGCAGGCGCAGGCGCTCGATCCTTCCAATGATGACCAAGTGCGGCTGAAGGCGAAGGCAGACCGGGTGGACGCCTACTTGGATCAACATTGGAATGTCCCACTGCTTCACAATCAACTCGTGCGCGGCTTGGCCTTGTACGGGACGATGTTCTCGCATGTGTCCTACAACATTAATCCAAAATATGGGACAACGAAACAGCCGCAATTTAGCCTTCAACAAGCGCCGCAGGGACCGGCTTTGTATCGGTGCCCTTGGTGCGGGGCAGAAACTCCTGCGGAGCAGGCCAACGCCCTCGGGCCGCAGCCAGGGCATCCTCCTGATACTGTCCCATGTTCTCAATGCGGCAGACCACTAGGGCGTGAAAGTCTGGAACAACCCGACTCAATACTGTCGCTGGTCGCAAATGGATATCAGGAATTCGAGAATGGCGCGGTGGAATGCCAGATTTATAATCCCGCGCACATTACCACTCCAATGTGGGCGAAAGACTTAGATCATGCGCCATTCTTAGTGTGTGAAAGTGAGGAGAATAAAGGTTCGATCATTCGAGCGTACCCAGAGTTACGGGCACAGGCATATCTTGATACATACTCCATGGGTATTGACCAGATGCTCGCGATGGGGCGTTACACCCGTGAGTTAATCACCTCACCTAGTTCGTATCAGATTCCACGCGTAAAAAACAATTGGCTATTGACTAAGTTGTGGATAACACGGGCGGCGATTGAATATCTTCCGGGAGATCAAAACGGGGCTTTGAGGGAGTATCTTAGCGCAACATATCCTGATGGGTTCATGGTTCCATTCGTGAACGGTGAACCCTTATGTGGGGATGAGCGCAAGGGCTGGCCGAACCGGATTTTAGGCGAAAGGATGACATCAGTATGGACGGCTTGCAAACCTAAGCCGAGCGAAATGCTGTATTGCGACAGTTATTTCGAGTGCATGATTCAGGCCCAAGACACGATTAATGATTGTGTGTCCATGCTGGTTGAACAAGCGGAGCGTAGTAATCCATTCGTTATAGCCGATCCAGAGATTTTAAGCCCCACGATGTTGCAACAGTTTCGGTCGGTCCCCGGTGAATTCAAATTTGCCAAACCGGGATCAGTTGGATCTCTGGATAAAGGCTTCTTTCGCGTTCCCGCAGCAGAGTTGAATAATGTAATTATAGAATTCATCGATAAGTATATTTCGTGGGTTCGTGAGATCACCGGAATTTTGCCTAACATCTTCGGGGCGCAACAGGGGGGGCCGCAGCAAACGGCCCGAGAAGCGGAAATCAACCGAAATCAAGCGATGATGCGATTAAACGTGCCGTGGACGCAGATCCAGCAGTTCTGGGCTACGACTAGGGAAAACGCGATCTATCAGGCTGCGAAATACTCGGGCGGCAAACTTATTTCAACGAATCAGCAGGGCACGCTTGAAACGATGCAGATCGATGGCATCTGGGAATTGGCGCAGGGCGGCTGGCATATCAGGTGCGAGGAGTCTACTCCATCGAGCATCGGTCAGCGGCGGGATTGGGTGATGCACGCGCTCACGATGCCCCCGGAGGTACAGTCGAGTGTTCTGGGCGTTAATAAGCCAGGGAATATTACCAAAATTCAGGAGGCTATTGGCATTGCTGATTGGGATACTCCTGGGTTCAAGCAGATTGTCCGGCTCAATATTATTTTGGGCAAGCTGAGCAATGGGCAGCCGACGCCGGGTCAGCCGGGACCTCCTGGACCGCCCGATCCGATGACGAGGATGCCGGGACCTCCTGGACCTCCGGGGCCGCCGCAGCCATCCATCCAATTCGACGGGAAACTCTTCGATCCGCAGTTGGCTTTGGAAATCGTGCGCGATTACATTTTGGATGACGCTCGCCAAGATATGGAGATGAGTAATCCGGGAGGCTACGCGAATATCCAGGCGTACATGGCGCAGATTCAGCAGGCGATTCCGCCGCAGGGACCGCCGCCTCAACCATTGAAGGCGTCTCTCGCAATGAATTTCTCGGAGTTGGCGCCGGAGGTTCAACAGGCCGTGGCGCAGATGGAGAATATTCCGATTCAGGGATTGCCACCGGGAGCGCCGCTGGCGATTCCGAAGCAGCCGCCTCCGCGCATGGGTCCAGGAGGTCCAGGAGGACCGCCCCCTGAAGCGCCGGGGCCGCTGAATCCTCCGAACCCGCTGGCGGCTCCGCCCCCTGAGGGGGTTCCGCCCGCCGATCAGGCCGCGAGGCCGCCGATATCTCCGTTAAGCACACCACCAGGGATGCTTCAGTAAACCTTAACTCTTCCCAATTTTCCCTCTGAGGGCGCCATGAGAAAGCTATTCGTGTTTCTATTCACACTCCCGATGTGGGGGCAAACCGTTCCCGTCTTCGATCCCTTCTCGGGTCAGATTTCGGTGACTTCGAAGCCCGTTCTCGGAGGAAGCACTTCGCAGGGGTGTAGTCCGGGATCGTCAGCACTTCTGTATTTCAGCGGTGGCTATTACGGCTGCACCAGCCCCGGCGTGTGGACTCTCTTTGCGGCTGGAACTGCGACCTCGTTCGGCACGCTCTCAGGTGGGTCGAATACGGCAGGTTCCGTTATGTCGGTCGGAGGCACGTCCAGTTTTACTTATGGGGCAGGTACGGCCCAAGGACCAGCCACAATTAATGCCTCCCATTTGGGCAACAATGCTGCGACCGCTTTTCCCACTCTGTCTTCCAATAACGCCTTCACCGGGAGCAATACGTTCAGCGGCACTCAGACTTTCGCGAATGTCAGCGTGAGCGGAACCTGCACCGGCTGCGGAGTGACCAATGTGGCGAGTACTTTCACCGGGGGTTTGATCTCGGTGGCGGGCAGTCCGATCACCTCGACGGGCACGCTCGCTTTTACGGTGGCGGGAACGAGCGGTGGCATTCCCTATTTCAGTTCGGCGACCGCTTGGGCCTCCTCCGCCGCGCTTGCGCTGAATGCGCCGGTCTTAGGCGGCGGCGCGGGCGCGGCTCCCACCACCGGCACGCGGAGCGGGAACACGACCTCGTTCGTGACGGCGGCTGGGACACTCACCTCCGGGACGTGTGCGCAGTGGGACGGAAACGGGAACATCACGGCTACCGGCACAGCCTGCGGCTCGGGCGGTGGCGGCATTACCTCTCTCAGCGGTGACGTCTCGGCTCCTGGACCTTCCGGCCCGCAAATGGCCACCATCCAGCCTGGAGTGGTCACGCTCGCGAAGATGACCAACTTAGCGGCGAACTCCATCATTGGGAATAATACGGGAGTACCTGCAACGCCCCTCGCATTGACCCCCGCCCAAGTGAGTACGTTTCTTGGTCTGGGCACTGCCGCCTCCGCAACCATTGGCACGATCGGAATGACGGTTCCCTACCTGAATGCTTCGCTCACGTTTGCCGGACCCGATGTCTTTCAGGGTGCAGTCACCATCCAAGGAAGTCTTACGACCAATGTGACAGGCGTTACCCCTTTTCAGTGTCTGCATGTGAACACTGCCGGAGTAATAAGCGGCCTCGGCGTCGATTGCGGCGCGGCGGGCGGCGCGATCACCCAGTTGAGTGGGGATGTCACGACCGGCACGGGGGGCGGCGTCCAGTCGGCGCCGATTTCGCTGAATGCAGTTACTTTTGCCAAGATGCAGCAGATTCCGGCCAATACCATCATGGGAAACAACACGGTTTCGACGGCCAACCCTCTTGCTTTAACGACGGCTCAAGTAAGCACCTTGCTCAACCTGGGAACGGCTGCCAGTGCAACGATTGGCACAACGGGAATGAATGTCCCGTTACTGAACGGAAACCTGACTTTTAGCGGGACCGACATCTTCTCCAGCACTCTCGCCGTAAACGGGAGCTTGACGATCAACGTAACCGGCGTTGCGCAGAACTGCCTCCAGGCGAACGCCACGGGACTCGTCAGCGGCACAGGATCGCCCTGCGGCACTGGCGCTGGCAGCGGCATCACGGGTCTAGTTGGTGATGTGGTAGCTGGACCCAGCGCGAGCGGCAATGGCGTCATGGCCACAATTCCGAACAATACGGTCACCTTCGCCAAGATGCAGACCATCGGCGCGAACACGATCATGGGGAACAACTCGGGCGTGAGCGCTGTACCGACTGCCCTCACTGCTTCTCAAGTCGGCACTCTGCTCGGAGTATTTCCGATTACCTCCACCGGCAATACGTTGACGCTTACCAGTTGCTCTACAGGACCGAGTTGCAATGTCGATGTTGCGTTCGGCGTGAGCACCCCCGCCTATGGGGCAAGTGGCACGACGACGTGCAACTTTACGAAACCCAATTACACCTGTCAACCAGTCGTGATGAGCGGCGGCAATACGACGCTAGCCATAACACCCGGCTCCATGACCACGGGCGTCGATTACGTTTTGATTTGGGTTCAAGACGGCACCGGAGGCCGAACGGTCACCAATCCCGCGAGCTTCTCCGGCGTATGCACTCCGGGAGCTTGGACCGAAGCGAACGTAGTCATGACGATCCACCTGACCTGGGACGGAACGACGGCGCATGAAGCTTCGTGCGTAACCAATGCTGCGGCGACGTTCATGGTGGGGCCAGAGCGCGCGGCGTTCACCACGATTGCGGCAAACCAGCAGATCTGGACATTCGATAGTGCAAGCCACACGATGGTGGGTTTTGCCAACGCCTCCGCGAATCGCCTGGCGGTTCCGCGTGTAGCGAGCGGAAATCAGCTTCAGTGCTCGGACATTTTGAACGTGGCGGCCAGTTGCGGCACGGATGCGACCAATGCGACAAATATCACAGCGGGCACGCTCGCGGCGGCGCGGTTGCCAGCCTCCGCTATTCAGAGAGTGAATACTACGATTGCCGTCGCACTTCCGACTACGACAGTCAATGCCACCTCTTGCGATGCGGCCGCCACTCAAGGAACCATTACCGGCTTAGCCACTACCGATGGCGTGGCGCTCTCGCCGAATGCTGATCCAACTGCTATAGCTGGCTACGGCCCTGGCGGACTCTATGTCTGGTGGTGGGTTACCGCAAACACTATCAACTTCAAGCGATGCAATCCTACCGCGAGCAATATTACAACCGTAGGGGCGCTAACCTTCAACGTGGTGTCTCCCCGATGAAACGAATTATTACGCTCTTACTTTTACGGTCATTGCTGCCGACGCTCGCATGGCCTCAGATTCCTTTAGGCTATTCTGGCACGGGCACCGCGACATGGAGCTTCATACAAAAAGGTTTCAACGATACTGATGCAACATGCAGCGCAACCACGACCACGTGCGCTGTAACCATGAATCAGCCGGTGGGCGCGAATCACATCTTGATTGTCTGGGTAATGATATATGATCCTGGAGGCTCCCTCCACCTCAACTCCATTTCAGAGGAGTCTACCTCCTTACCGTGTTCTACCTGTTACGTAATAAATTCATTCTTCAACCTGGACGTGCGGTACGTCCTCAACACAACCGGGACGGAATCTACAGTCACTTGCGTTTATAGCGCGGCAAGTATGCAATACCAGAGTTGCATGGTGGCGGAGTTTGCCTATAGCGGCGGCGCGGTCTCGTTCGATGTGGGAAACAGCGCTAGCAATCTAAGTTGCGGGACGACGTGCGCGAGTGTTTCGCTCAGCTTGATCGGTGCGAAGGACTTGATTGTTCATGCAGCTGTAAGCGCCGGTGTCAATATTACGGCGATTAGTAGCCCTTATACGAATCTATGCAGCGGCACCTGTGGCAATCAGGGTGGAGGCTATCTCCTCAATGCCACTTCCGGATCCACGGCCCCCAATTGGACAGTATCTGCAACGGCAGATAACCTTTCGGCGGCGATTGCGATTAAGCCGGGTGGTGGTGGCAGTTGGTCAGTAATCCAATCCAAATTCAATGACAACCATGGCGCCGGAACGGGAGGGGGTAGTTGCACTGTCCCAGGCACTACCTGCAACGTCACGGTGTCTACAATCGCCCTGCATGACGTGATCATCGCGTTCGCGATTGACTACGGCTCTCAGACAACCCTCGTCTCGATATCCGGCGAAACTTCGACGGACTGTACAGCCTGTGATGTCACCACCACTGGCGATAATTCCTCCATCGGAGTTCGCTACGTTCTCAACGCCACTGGCGGGGAAACGAGCTTTACCTGTACCTTGGGAGCCAGTTCTACCTACGTTAGTTGCGGGATTATTGTATTGCGGTGGTCGGGGGCGACTCCCACTTACGATACTGGCGGCAATGTTGGCATGGCGACTTGCACCACTTGCACAGGCCCCACCCTAACGCTTTGCGGGGGTAGTTGTACTGGAACTCCAGATGCCCTTGTGAACATCATAAATCCAGACCTTACTGGCCCGAGCGGTGGAGTGAGCGGAACTGGATGGGTGGACGCCTTAAATGGAAGCACGTGTTGCAGCGGTATGGCGGCAGCCACCAAGATCAACACCAGTTCAGGAGCGCCCGCCTCTTGGCCTCTCTCTAGTGGTAACGCGATGTTGAGCGGCATCGCTCTAAAAGGGAATTAAAAACTACCAACTGAGGCGATTATGTTCGAGATCATCCTTTTTCTCATCGGTTTCTTTGCGCAGCAAGCGGTGTTTCCTTCGACGCCGTTCAGCAACGTCGGCGCGTTGCCGAGTTCAGTCACCAGCTTTTCCTTGAACGTGGGCGCAATGCCAACGACTTACTCGACACTCGGGGCGACGATCACGTATACCTACACGATTACGAATACTGGGACTACGACGGTCGGCCCGTTCACGATCAACGACAGTAAGTTTGGCATGTTTAGCTGCGGAAGTTCGGTTGGACCCGGCTTGCCGACTTCCTGCACGAAGCCGTATTCCATCGTCCAAGCAGATCTCGATGGCGGTTCGATCACGATCACATCATCGCAGGCGAGCTACATGGGCTTCACATCCAATATACCGCCTCCGCTCACCGTTACCGCAAACCAAATGCCATCGATCAGCCTGAGCATCGGCACCGTGCCCACAACGTTTAATATGTCGGGGCAGAACATCGCTATCACTTACACAGTGACCAACACGGGCAACGTCACGCTCACGATGACGGTCACTGTCTCGGACCCCAAGCTCAGCCCGGTAACATGCGGGACGGGCTCGATGGCCCCCATGGGAACAAAGACCTGCACGGGCAGTTATTTGATATCTTCCACGGATATGACGGCTGGCTCGGTCACCAGCAACCCGGTGACGGCGACTACGACTTTCACCGGAAGCGTTACCGCCACAAGTATGTGGACGATCAATTGTCCCACCTGCGGGGGGCCTACCATCAATCTCAGTGCATATTTCACGACGGGCCAGTCCTGCGACGGCGTGAGCGACACTACCTCCGCTTTCAATAGGGCGTTCGCGGATGCGCCCAACCATTACAATTCCAGCACCGGGCTGCCCGTGATATTGCAGCTTCCCATGGGCACATGCGCGGTCTGGGGAACGAGCTTTACCACCTCCGTAGGCATCTGCGCTATGCTCGCTATGCCCAGCAATCTCAGCATTCAGGGCATGGGCATTAACAGCACCTTTCTCAAGATTATTCATTACCCTCCTTCCAGCGCCGGGTGTGGCAACCCGTTCCCTCTCATAAACTACAATTACTATCAACGCTCCAACTACCACAACACCACTCCCTATAACACTCTGGGCGCCACGGCAGGCTCCAATACCGTTCAGATGCAGACTCCGAGCGACACTTCTCACTTTGCTGTGGGGGACTACGTGATTCTTTATGAGCGAGAGCCTAACTGGCCGCAGATTCCTGCGCAATGCGCTAACCCGAGCAGCACCACCTGCTTCGCCCCCAAACCACCGCAATTCGGCGGTCCCAGCGCCAACCTTCAAGAATGCGACGTTTGCCCCAGCCAGCAGAACAAAATCACTGCAATTAACCCCGCTGGCTTCCCTAACGGAACGATTCAGTTTGTGCACCCCTGGGATCGCACGTACTCCCAGTACTCCTATCCTAATACGGGGGGATCAAATTTTATCAGCCCGCCTTCCACCTGGAACTTAACCCCTACGCTGGGGAATGTTTCTTACACCACCGTGAGCAACGGAGGCGTGCAAAATCTCACCCTGGACGCAGCGCAGCCGTTTAACATGAATGAAGTTTCTGATCTGACGTTCAAAAACATCAACATGGTCGTGGAGCAATTGATTCCTTCGGACGACGCCTCCCGTACTTACAACTTGAATATGCAATCAAATGGCGTATTTTACACTCTCTGGGATAACGTGAACTGGTCGATGGTCATCCACGGCTCCGCTAACGGCTTAGTCGGGGGCGAGTGGTGGCAGGACAATTCCTCTAACAATACCTGGCAGAACTCGACCTGGGGCGCGAGCGCAAGCAATGGCATTGGACAGTTCAGCTACGGAGAGTATGCCCATGAAAATTTTATCAACAACACGTTTTATCTCTTTGCACAATCGAACGGGTCGTTAGGGTTTGGGGGCCTGAACAGTAAATTCGACTTAAACACCGTGAATCAGGTCGGCGGAACCGTGAACTCAGCGAACACGGGGTTGTACTCGGATGGCCTTTCTGTAGGCTGCGTGTATCAATGCATTCAAAGCAACTACATGATCTATGAAAACGGCGCTCCGCAGTCCACTTCGACCTCCAACAACACGTTCAATAACTGTGCGACATCTTCCGGCGCTGCCTGTCTGATGTTGTTCGGGGGAGCGCAACTCGTTCAGACCAATCACGTGACGGCCACCTCGGGCCCGGCCATTACTTACTTTGGAGACCCGAATGCGACCTATTGGGTGATCGACAATAATACACTCAGCGTGGCGAGTGGGTCTACGGTTTCCTTGTCGATTTCGAGTAACAACAACTGGAAATTCACTAACAACATGGGCAACGGACACGGAGCCTCTTTCTTCAATCCGACCGGAGGAACCTGCACCGTGACCGGCAATATGGGCTTTGGAAGCTATAGTTTTCAGAACAGCGGCGTATGCACCTTTAACACAAACACGCGAAACCTGATTCCTTTCCTGCGTGACCGTTTTATTCTGGCGATTGTTATTGCGCTCGGCGCGGGCGGGCTTGGCGTCTGCCGCTATCGGCGCCAGAGAAAGCCGGAAGTCGGCTGACCGGGGACGATGCAATTCCCAGTCACCCATCCGCTATCGTTGATCGACGTAGCGATCACGTTCGCGCACGGCCCTAAGTCGATCATGGTGGGCGTCCCGTCATAGTACACGTTCTCAATGACGGCAACGCCCAATTTATTGATACGCGCTGCAACGGGCGCTTTTTTAGGAAAAGGGGGATCATCGACGTGGTTCGGAAGCGGGAATAACTTTATGGAGCCGGTGCGCAGTTGTACATAACCCTGCGACGGAGTCGGGGGAAGGAATGGGTTATTCGCATACCCCACTACCGTTCCCGCATTGTTGATGCTTATCCCGGCATGATCGGCGATGCCCACTGGTCCTGTAAACGTAACCGTCCCGTTCGCAGCCCGCAGGAAGCTATTTAAGAAGTCGTTCCCAAATCGAATGACGGCTCCCGTCATCTCTCCCAGATCATTGATATCCGTGGCCAAGGCCCCCTTCGCGTTGGACGTGAGCGCGTCGAGTTGGGCGAAACTGCCATCGGCGTTACGCAAAAACGCTTGGGGGGCCAAGCTCTCTACCACGCCCACAATCTGGCCACCGGAGTTGATGGCGGCGGGAATGGTTTCATACCCACCGGGCGCCGTGCTGGTAGCAGAGAATTTGGTCACCACGCCGGAACGGGACCGCACGAATCCTTGCCGACATCCCCCTGGCGGCGGCGTAATCGGGGGCGGGCAGGTAGTGTAATAGTAGCCCGTGATCGCGCCCTGGCTATTGATGCCAGTGGGAATCAATCCCTCTGGCAACCGGGTAAATGAACCCAGCCTGATGGTGTCCCCATCACTAATAGTCGTAACTATAAAACCCCGGCCGCCGCAAACTCCGAGGACGACGCCGTTACTGTTTAAGCCGATTGAGAAAGTGCCGACGCAGGCCGGGGCCTGGAAAGTGATGAAGTGCGCTCCGAACAGTTGCGATCCGAAGAGCAACGCGATTGCAAATTTCATGGGTTCCTCCAACTAATCATTTTAGGCCGCCGTCAAGGCGGGCGCATTATTGTGCCACGAACGCCGTCCTGCGTCAACCCTCGGGGGGTTGCTTTAAATTTAAGTCTCTTCCTCAGGAATCATGGCGCCGAGGAACCCAACGAAGACCCCGCCGATAAAGTGCGGCGTCGCCAACTGCGCGACCCGCTGGTAACTCCCGTCCGCTTTGCGCATCCGGTAGGAAAACGAGTACGGCCGTTTTCGGGCGTAGTTGACCCCGTTGCGCGATTCCTCTGCCCAATCCTCTGGATGATAGCATCGTTTCCAGGCATCCCCCTCGAAGTCCTTCCGCCGCATCCCGGTGAACTCCAGCATCGTTTGGTTGACATGCAGGCATTGGCGTTGGGCGCTGGCGATCCAATGCATGAAGGGCGAGGCGTTCGTGAGATCTCCCAAACTTCTGAGAATGTCCCTTTCCTGAGGGGTGGCCAGGACGACCTTATTATCCGGTTTCTGGCGTAACCATTCGAGCGCTTCCGGCTGCGTGGAAAAGGTTTGAACGTCGAAGCCGCGCTCGCGCATTACGCGCCCGGTGATTCCCCTCGTCAAGAGCACTGCGGCTATTTTGGGCCGGTAGTTGTGCTCCTCCAGCCAGTCCGCCATGATCGTCCCCAAGTCAGCGCGATCTTGCGAGGAAAGGTCCAGATCCACCGCGAGGAAATTGATGAGCACCTTGCTCGCGCCTCGTTTCAGGGCCTCGGCATAGACCTGCATCATCACCGGCGCCGCTGTCATCGCGTTGAGCGATCCCCACATCATCGCCAGCAGAATTTCGTCATCCAAGGCCGTGAAATCGCAAAAGCTGGAATGCCAGTGATCTTCGGCGAGGGGCAAAAAACGGTCGATTTCGCGGGCGAGGGTCAGGTAGGAGATGTTGTGATAGTCGGCGATTTTCACCTGCGTGCTCAGGTGGGGGTCATGCTCGCCGCGCTCCATTCTTCTGATGTGCGCCCGATTCATTCCTTTCGCGACGAGTGAGGCGAGCGACAAGCCGGTTCGGTCCCGTAAACTGCGCAACGCCCTCGCCCAGGCGATTTGAATATCCGCATCTTTCACCCCACACCTCGTATTTTCTGTAGCTAGCAAGATCCTTTTTGGATCATCCGCGCTACCAATCTGCCTTGTTTATAACTTTGGGCGACATGCAGCAATATTTTTTCTGGATATTTTTCGCCTAAAATAAGCCGCACCCGTTCCCCGAGGGCTGCGACTGATCCTCAACGCAATCATTAACTTAGCCTATCCAAAATGTCTGCATTTCCACAATACGTCATTATGAAGCATAAATCAAGCAGAAATCATTTAGTCATTATGCTTGACCTCGAAAATCTTCTCGCCTAAAATCAGTTAGTCCTCAGCCCGAAGACGGCAAATCGGGCGTGGGGGGCCGAATTTTTGCTTCATCCCGAGGGGAATGTATGCTACGCAACACGCGAGAATTCGATCTCGAAGACCAAGCGACCGTCACTCTGAGAGTGACAGCCGAGTTCAAGAAGCGGCTCCAGTTGTATTGCGATAAGCGATCCCAGGAATTAGCCTCCTATTGCTCGTTTGGCCGCGCTGTGCAAGATCTGCTGGCGCCGGTCCTGGCTAATATCCAACTAAGCGCCATCGGCGCGGTGAACGGCGCGACTAGAAAGCGCACCAAGCGAAAACAGCAACAAACCGTCGCCGCCTAATTTTCCCCGGCGAGGCCAAAATCCCCATGAACACCCACGCTCGAAGTGCGCCTAAAGACGCGCCGGCTAAAGAATGGCCGGTCGCCTGCGACCGCTGCCGCGCCCGTCGCCGCCTCGATTTCCTCAGGGGCTGGCGCCTTTGCCAACGTTGCCGCGACCGCCAACTCGCCGAGCTTGAAAGGGAGATCGATCCCCACTGGCCGCCGAGAAAGCGCCTATGAGCTATATCATCCGTTTCGAGAGCCTCGCCGGCGTCGATGGCGGCGGCGCGCATGACGCGATTGGAAATTACCTGCGCAACTATGATCCCACTCCCCTTGCTGGTCGCCCCTATGACGGTGGTCTGCTCAAGACCACTAGATTTCGGCATCTGGCGCAGCTTTTCGAAAGCCCCCGCGAGGCCATCGAATGCTGGCGAACGCAGGCGCCCCCGCCCCATGATTTGCGGCCTGATGGCAAACCGAACCGGCCCTTGACCCCGTTTTCCGTCTCGATCCTGGAGGAAAAGTGAGCGAGTTCACAGCCGAACAGATCGACCTCATCAAGCGCCAGATCGCGCCTCCCGGCACGACCGACGACGAACTGCGATTGTTCTTAGCCTACTGTTACCGCACGGGTTTAGACCCATTCGCGAGGCAGATTTATTTGGCCGAACGCCGCAGCTTCGATCCAGACGTAAATCGGTGGGTTCTGAAGCGCCAACCTGAGACGACTATCGATGGATTTAGGTTAATCAGCGAACGCACTGGGCATTATGCCGGACAGGATGGTCCGTACTGGTGTGGCGTCGATGGCGACTGGCGCGACGTCTGGACATCGGAGGAGCCGCCCGTCGCCGCGAAGGTCGGGATTCTGCGAAACGACTTCAAGCAGCCGCTTTATGCCGTAGCGCTCTACCGGGAGTATTGCCAGAAGAAGAAAGACGGGCAGCCCAACAGCATGTGGCAGAAGATGCCCGCAGGTCAACTGGCGAAATGTGCGGAATCCCTCGCGCATCGGCGCGCTTTCCCGAGAGAATTCAGCGGCCTCTACACCAATGAGGAGATGGCCCAAAGCTCGACGGAAGGCGTGAAAGAGTTGCAGGCCCAAGTAGCCGAAGAGAAGATCTCGGAGATCAAAATGCGCGCCGTTACGGCGGGGGAACAGCCGATCAGCCACATCGGCTTACAACACCTGCGCGAAACGAAAAAAGAGATTGAGCAGTTCACTCGCTCCACCAATGATTATTACGAAGTTTTAAAAAAGTATGGCGTCGAGCACGCCAACCAGCTTGATCAGAAAAAAGGCCGAGAGGCTTACCGCGAATTGGCGGCGCTCGTGAATCGGCTCAAGGAAGAAACCGGCCTCCGGGATCTCTTAGAGGGACTGCGCGACAAGCTTGGCGTCCCCAAGTTTTACGGCATTCTTGGGCGGGACTACGGGGTCGGGTCCTTCGAGGACGTGTTGGCGTTCGACGGCGAACGATTGCAGAACCTGCTCTCGCAATTGCAGGACGAGGTGAAGTTGACTGTGACGAGCGAGGATTTACATGGCGCCAGTTAGAGTCGGCGAACGGGTTTATGCGGTGGGCGAGCGCGTCATGTTCTGCGGCTGGCCTAGCACGATTGTCTTGGTGACCCTGCCTCACCGTTGGGCGCCGCGCTACACCTACCGCGTCCAGATGGACGCTGAGTTCTGCTGCCGCACGACGGACCAGGACAGAATGGCGATTGGGGTTCGCAGCGAGGATTTGAAGCCGCTATGCGAGTGCAAATGAAAACTTACATCGACCCGAAGAGTTTACGGCAGATCCTGGTGGCGATTGAGCATCCGCACCTGAAGTGGTGGGAGCGATTGTGGAGGTGCATCTGGGGATGGGCAAACTAGAAGTCGTCCCGTTCGGCAAATACAAAGGCCAGCCTATGGAGGCCATGGCGCAGGACCATGAATACTGCGAGTGGCTCTCACAGCAGGATTGGTTCCGCGCCCGTTACCCAACCATCCACACTCTGATCGTCAACAATTTCGGCCAGCCCGAGGAGACGCCAGAACACAACGCGTTGCAGGCTCTGTTTGTGGACGAGGGCTTTCGTGTGCGTTTCATGGTTCACGTTCTCGGCGAGAAACGCATCCGCGAAATACTCCTAAGCGAGAGAAGATCGCACATCACGGCCAAGGAAGAAGGAATAGCCGAGTGCGAAAAGCATATCGCCGCATGCGATAGGGAAATCCAGGAGCAGCCTGACGATTATGAAATTCGTTATCAGAAACATCTTGCATTCCTAACTGCATCGCAGTATTGCCGCTATGACCCGGAACGCGATTCCAAAAAGGCGACCATCGCCAGATGGCAGGAAGACCATATCCGCAGGATCGAATGTGCGCGGAAGGCGAAGTCGGAATACCAAGAGAAAAAATGCGGCATGGAGAATGCCCTTCGGGTCTTGAAGGAATCCAGCCTGCCTACGCTTCGAACCACCGTCGAATTTGAAGTCGGCGGCAGCGACGTGCAAATCGAATGCCGCGGGGCGCATGAGTTGTACGTGAGTCGTTTCTGGGAACGTGCGGATATCGAATGCAAGCCCTCGGTGGGCGATGACTATCCGGCGATTCTGCGGCAGATGAAAAGCGATGGCTCTCACATTCTTTTTATTGGCCAGGGCGGCTACAGGGGGACCGGGGCGACATTCCAGCAAGTCAACGCGATCTTCAAGAGCAGCAACATTCGAATCGTTTTGCAGCAAGAAATTACTTCGCTGGACGAAGACATAGAGGAAGAAGAGGAACCAACGCATTGAATCAGATCGACCTTGGCTATGGGAGTACCGCTTGATTTTGAGGAAGGTTGCGTAATTTTATGTATGATCCTGCTCGACCGATCCGGTTCATCAGCGTAGATGCGGCGGTGGATCATTTCGTGTCTCATCTGCCCGTCTATCGGGCCGTTCTGAAAGAGATGGAGCGCCTGCATGACGACGTGAGGAATCCAGAAGCCTACCGGCAAACCAAGAGAGCGATAGCGATGCTGGAAGATCCCGCCGACCTGAGGGCGCGATTTGAAAAACTAAAAGCCCCTGATGGGACGCTTAATTTCGAGAATTCCAGTGAGGTCGCCAATCGCCTGCGGAAGACGATCCATGATACGGACTGGTATAAGACTGGGAATCGTGATTGACGATTTGTGATACATATGCGATACAATAGAGGGCATGAAAACAAAACTCACCAGTTTTCGCATGACGCCCCTGGGGCACAGCATGCTCCAACAGATCGCCAATGTGATGGGCATAGGACGGAGTGCGGCTTTAGAGATCGCGATCCGCATGTACGCGCGGGAGGTGGGCATAAAGCAGATTCGGATGGAAGAGAGCGGCGATGAAGATCAAGCGCAAGCGCAAGTCGCCGACGGCGGAAAGGCCATTCCGGTCACGCACTCAGATCGAAGACGTTCACAACCCGGCGCTGGCGGCGGATCTGTACCGGCGAATCCGGCGGGCGCAGGAGAAAACTCGCGCCGACGAAGCAAGGGGGCGCAAAGATGACGCAGCCTAATGAGATGAGACGCGCTGTCCTCGCAGTTGCCGAGACTTTCGGATGGGATGGGATGACGAAGCGTGAAGTCGGGCTTCTCCTGTTTAGTTTGTTTCGCTACTACGCATGGTTTCGCGCAGAGGGGAACTCATGATCAAATTCACTTACGGCAAAGGCAAGAAAGTCAGTCTTGGACTAGGGATCGCCCGAGAAAATGTAAACAGACTAATTGCAGGCAAGCCAATTCTGGTCAGGTTGAGCGAAGTCGGCACTCCAATAGATGACGAAATTTTACTTTATTTTGGCGAAACGGAACAAGATCTGATGGATCAGGTCCGCGAATTCCTCACGCCGGAAACCAAGATGAGCATTGATCCACGATTGAACATTAAGGGTTATGACAACGACCACTAGGCAACACGCACGCTCCGAACTGCGCCCAGTTCTCCATCCGGCCATCTATGCGCGGGTTTCCAGCTATGACCAAGATTGCGCAATGCAGCTTCGCGAGGGCCGCGATTGGTTCGCCCGCATGGGATACCCGAAGCCCGAAGAATTCATCGACCACGCCGTGAGCGGCGCAAAGCGGAGCCGCCCCGACTTCGACCGGCTGATGAAACTGGCTGCGAACCCGGTCGATTTGATTTGGGTGTCGAAGATCGACCGCTTCGGGCGCTCTGTTCTCCACTTCAGCGAATCCATTGGGAGGCTCGACAATCTGGGCGTTCGTTTCGTCGCGCCATCGCAGGGCATCGATACCGACAACTCAAGTCCCACGGGGCGTCTGCTCCTTAACTTGCTGGCGTCCATCGCCGAATTTGAGCGGCAATTGATGATTGAACGCTCGACTGCGGGACGTATGCGGAAATTCGCGGACGGCGAACCCGACTCCTGGAATCTGATCTTCGGCTTCGAACGCGGCAAGCCCATCCTCAACGAGAAACATGCCCAGATCATGCGCCAAATCTTCGATTGGCGCGACCAGGATCTTAGCTTCTACGAAATCGAGCCTATGGTGCTGGCGTTCGCTAATAAGTTGGGTGTCAAACCGCCTCGTGGCAAAACGTGGTGGCCGCAATCTATACGGAAATGGGTCGCCAGCCGCCAATGCATCGGGGAGTTCCATCGCAAAATCGACGGCAAGGTGCGAATGTACCCGCTGCCGGTCCTGATCGATCCGGTGAAGTGGACCCGCGTGAACCAAAAGGGCCAGGACATCGGGCGGCGCAAACGCGGCAACCCTAAACACAAGTACCTGCTCACCGGGTTTCTCCGTAGCGAACACGATAAGCCTATGAGCGGCTGTACGGATCGCGGCTATAGGTACTACCGCTGCGAAGGCGTGCAGCGGCGCTCGAAGATCACGGCTTCTGGCCAAATGATTCGCAAGGGGGACTTCGTCGGTTGTGGATGCCCATATCGCAGAGCGGATATGCTAGAGGGCGCCGTGTGGCCAGAAATCTGGCATTACCTGATGTACCCGGCCAGGGCATGGAGCTTGGCGCAGGCCCTCGTGGACGAGGAAAACATGGACAAGCCCAAGAGTGGACGGGACGTACAAGCCGAACTGGATAAAGCTAAGCACGAAATCGGCGTGATTCAGCGCAGCGTGTTGGCGAAGGATGGCGGATGGACAGAGGAAGAAGGCTTCCCAGCAATCAGGAAGCTCCGCGAACAAATCGTCACGCTAGAAACGGAGAAACGTGCGTTGGCGAATGTTGTGGAGATCCCGCCGCTCAATGCCGTCGAGCAGGCGTTTGACAGGCTCACTAAGGGCGGCGAGCCGCGGTGGGAGCATCGCCGCGAGGTGCTCGACGGGCTGGCCGAATTACGGATGCGCTTGGAGGGGGACGAGGTGATTATCAGTGGGAAGGTGCCGCTAACTGATGCAAACACAGATACTTCAAAGGGCGACAAACGGAGCGAAAGGCTTACCCCTGGCTCTATTTGTCATGACCATATCCCGTTTGTTCTCAAAGCAAGGATTGCGGCATGAAGGTATTGAGTCGATGATTCGCTATCACGGAGGTCCGATTACCCCAAACAAGGCGGCCATTGCGGCTTGGCGCGATGGCCACGCTTGTGTTTCGTTTGCTTGGCCTGATCAGATTCAAATCGCCTTCGAATACGCCGCAGACGTGCTCATCGACAATGGAGCCTTTAGTTTCTGGGGCACGGGGAAAACGCTTGATGTGGCCGCTTATGTTGAGTTCGTTGACTTCTGGCGACATCATCCGGCGTTCGGTTGGTGCCTTGTCCCAGATGTCATCGACGGCGACGAACGGGAAAATGACGCTCTTGTTGAGGAATGGCCGTTAAGCAAATTCATCAGTACGCCCGTTTGGCATATGCATGAATCGTTCGAACGCCTAAAACGGCTCATCGCAGAATGGCCGCGCGTAGCCATTGGCAGCTCAGGCGACTTTGCGGAAATCGGGACGAAGCAATGGGAGATCCGAATAGGACAGGCAATGGATATCTGTTGCGACGCCGAAGGCTACCCCCGGACGAAACTGCACGGCTTGCGGCAGATGGATAACGCCATCACTTCCTGTTTGCCTTATGCCAGCGTCGATTCTTGCAATATCGCACGTAATATCGGCATTGACTCATCTTGGCGCGGGCCATATGCTCCCAAATCCAAAGATCTGCGGGCGATGGTGCTGCGGGACCGAATCGCAAGTCATGCCAGTTGTTCGCGCTGGACAGGGTGTTGGGGTCGCAATTTGGAGTTGTTCGGATGACCATGAAGCCTGTTCGCTCCCTTGGCTCTATTTGTCACGACCGTATCCCCTTTCATTTGAGGGCGAAGGTGGCCGCATGAAGCGAATCTTCAATGTCCTGAGTCTTGGGGCTGGCGTCCAATCGACGGCGCTGTATCTCAAGTTCGCTCGCGGCGAAATGCCGATCAAACTGGACGCCGCGATCTTCGCCGATACGCAGGAGGAACTCAAGGCGAGGATCGCCGCATGAAGCGGCCACGATGCCGACTCCGTCCCGCAGTAATGGCTTGCAGCCGTGGACCGAATGGCGGCACAAAAGGTCCACGGTTTGAAAGTGGTCGCAATATGAACGACAAATCTGATCCCTTCGCCCTCTCGTTGGTGCCCGAAAACATCAGGCTGCGCGTAAGAACCGAGCGCCTCGCCGGAGAGATGAACGAATTTGCCGAACTCGTGGCGAAGATGCGCGCCGCGCAGCGGCGCTACTTCAGCCAACGCGACCGCGATACGTTGATCGAATCGAAGCGGCTCGAAGCGGAGGTGGATCGGTTTCTGAAAGCGAGGATCGCCGCATGAGAAAAACAATTGAAAAAGATCACCAGCCTATCTTCCACTGTCCGCTCTGCGGACAGAAAGCGAAATGGTACGACGACAAGATCGTGAACCGATACTGCGCGAAGTGCAAACACTTGATCCCCGTACAGGTCGGGCGCGAATTGAAGATCAGCGACTTGCGGCCAGGAATGCTGGTGGTGCTCACGAGGCCGGGGACGCCGGTATACACGGCTTGGGTGACGCACGTGACGCCGGACTGGGTGTCGTTCAGTTTGGAATGGATGGCGCTGCATAAGAAGGGGCAATTACACGACGAGCGCGGACAGATCGGGATGTATGCGATTGAGAAATACCGCGAGGATTACACGGAACTCAAGGAGACCAACAAAACCACTCGGGAACTCCTTCTTCCTGTCGAGTCGAAGCGACCGCAGAATCGACGGGTGGCGGAAAAGATGGTCGAGGAGCTTCGCGAAGGGGCGAAGGAGGTTGTCGAGGAGCTAATTCGCGAAGAGGTTGAGAAGGGCACTATTCAATGATGACGCGGGAAGACCTTCCTCGTTCGCCCTACCTCGTCTGCGCGCATTGCGGCTGCGAGTTCCTGGCAACCAACCGCCAACTCAAACGGTCGCGGGGAACCTTTCCCGGCAAGTCATACTGTTCTGCGATCTGTCAACACGCGGGGATGTCGGCAGGCAGGCCCAAGGTGCGGCATGAGGGAACATGCCGGAATTGCGGCAAGATCTTTGAATCCCGCTATGCCGGGAAAATCTATTGCGGCATAAAATGTTATACGTCCTCGCCGGACTTTCTCAATAGACTCCGACTACAGGCAGTCAAAGCCAATGCGGCGCATATTCTGAAGCTAACGGGCGAAACCCCAAAACCAAAGGTCGAGATTAGCTGCCTGAATTGCGGCGTTGTGAAAATCGTCAGAGCTTCAAGAGGGAAAGAGAAATACTGTAATCACCGCTGTTACCGCCAATATATGGCGGGGCGGTTCGACCGCTGGATCGCTTCCCCGCAGGCGATTGCGCTGCCTCAAGCCTATGATGAATTTCTTTCGCAAGAAGAACTCCCGTGTTTAATTGAAGGCTGCGATTGGGTTGGCCGGGGTTTAGGAAACCATGTCAACTTCACACATGGCATCCAGGTGGAGGAATTCAAGCGGGCGGCGGGCTTTAACAAGAAAACTGGGCTAGTGACGCCAGCAACGTCCGAAGCGCTTTCTGCACGGCCGCACATTCATGACAATGCCTTTGGAGGACGAAGGGGCGCGAATGATTTTTCCACGACTCCACCGCCCATTGTCAGAAACTATCGTTCGCTGGAAGGACGCGAACACTCAGCGAAAGCGCGGGCGTTGATGGAAGCGACGGTCGAGCTTCCGCCGCGCACGTGTGAAGGATGCGGCGAGGAATTCCAGCCAGCACCGCTTGCCTGGAGCGCAAAATTTTGCTCGATCCAATGCAGGGATGCTTTCTACCAAAGGAACCGAAAGAATATCAAGTTTTGGATGAACTGCTCACAATGCCAAAAAGATTTTCAGGGACTAATCAACCAGAGGCGGCGGGCCGAACGGGGCTTAAAGGTGTTTTGCTCGATTAAATGCCGTCAGAGTCACAATGGCAAAAAAGCTGGCGAGGCGCATCACCAGCGCTACCTGAAGCGTATCCAGGCGACTCTATGAAGATCCACAAGCGCCAGCGCGGACAGACGGCGATCTACGAGACCTGGGAGTGGATCTACGCGCCGTATGGTCTGCGTCCTGCGACGTGGCGGCAGATCCAGGAGGAATGCCGCAAGGGGGCGCATATCCACGTGATCCAATGGCCCGAGGGCCGGGATGTCTTCCGCAACGGCTCCTTCCTGAACGCTGATTTGAAATCAAAATTCGACTACGAGGTGACTACATGAAAAGCACGATACAGGTATTGGAGGAATGGGCGAAGAAGGCTAGCGATACGGATTTGACCTGGGCGATAGAAGTCCTGCGATTAGCCAAGATGTATCGTTTTCCCAATGCGCACGAGACGCAAGAGCGTAAGGCGCGACGTGGGCGACCAGCGGGTTCGAAGAACAAGCCGAAGGAACAATCGCAGCTACCGCAATTAGACGGCTCTATCGAGGACGTTCAGTGGCGATGAAGACGGCGGAAGAAAAACAGAAAGCGGTCCAGCGCAGCGCCGAAAGGCTGGAACTGCGCACACGCGATCTCCAATTGTGCGGCCAATGCCGACAGGCCCGGTGGGTGCATGACTGCATATATCCGCTAGATCACAAATTCCAAGATCCCCCTGTGTTGGGAGTCGGGGCCACCGATCCGCCCTGCCGATGCGGACAGCCGAAGTGGATGCATACGGCTTACTGGGCGCAGACGACTGGCGACGACCACGAATTCGTACCGAAGGAGGAAAACCCATGAGCAAGGAACAGGAACCGCCATGGCGAGACGACGACGAGGATGACGACGATGATGAGCAAGACGAGGACGGAGACGACGAAGCAGGAACGAAAGCGCCAGTTCCGTAACGACGCTTACTGCGAAGAGGAACCCTTCGAATTATTCGTATCCCCCGAAATCAAAAAGCGGTTCGACCTCAACTGTCGGACCACACCCGAATTCCTGGCGGAAGATTTCGCGGTGTCGCAAGGCGAGGAGCCGCTTCCGCCCGAGGACGCAGCGCGGGACGTGGAGGTGCATTTGGGCAAGCCGAAAAGCCAAAGGCAGCCGAGGAATTACTACAAATGAACGAATTCATCGAACTCGTGGCGAAAATGCGCTCCGCGCAAAAGCACTATTTCAAATTCAAGGACCGCGAATGGTTGATCGAATCCAAACGGCTGGAATCCGAAGTGGATCGGTTTTCTGGCCAACACTCAACACACAAAGGAGCTAACGCATGACAAGTCGCCCGCCGTATCTGATTAGTTACGATTTTGGCGATAATCCTATCCCAGTGCCGGAGGAATTGTGGAAATATTTCGGCGCCGAGGAGGACTGTCAACAGATCGATACACAAATGCAGGCATATCCCACTACCACCGGCAACCTCATCGATGGCACGAATATGTTCGGCGCAGTGTTAATCGAAGAAAGAAATCCGCTGAACGTTGCTATCTGGCTCGATCAGGGTTATGTTGCTAATCCCAGCGGATCATATCTCGAATTCGCGGGCTGGCTGTTCGACCGGGAGATTGCTCCCATCCCATTCATCGATGAATCGCCGAGCACGGTGCTGACGCCCGCTCCCTGTGTTCCCGGTCTAGTTCAGTGGTACTGGGAGGATGCTGGCGCCGCCACTATGGCTGCCGCGCCTGCCAAGCCTCGGCCCAAGCCCCATGTTCCGCCATTGCAGCGGTTCCTCGAAGATCTCCGACAAGCGAAGCGGAATTGGAAGCGAGGGAACGCGGTCACGATTGCACCACCGACTGGTTATTAGCGCAAAAAAATCGCGCCGCTCGATACATTGGGAAATGTCGATTAGAGTGGCGCGAAGCGAGGCGTTGCCAAACACGTCGCTGCTTTTATTGATAGCACACACCAGCAGGGCGAATGGGTTTCGAGGAGACAAAGGCGAAACGCCTGCGCCAACTAGAGCGCGACATCGCCCGTGCGGCTACCGACTTTCTGGCGCTCGATGGCTGGCGTGCGCTCAAAACTGATCCCGTCTCGCGCCACGAGTGGGCAAAAGGCTTTGGCGAGAAGGGCATGGCGGATAGCTTGTATCTCCGTTACGGCCTTACTCAGGAGGTCTACACGAAAGGCCCCGCCTTCGGCGAAATCATGTGGATCGAGTGGAAGACGCCCATTGGTCGCGTGGCGCCGCACCAACGCGCGTGGCGCGAAGCGGAGCGCGCCCGTGGCGCATTGGCGTTGATCGCGGGCGTGGATTTCGACGCGACCATCGAGGGATTCATCCTTTGGTATCAACAGAGTGGCTTGCAGCGGCTGCGGCTGCGCCTGCGCCTGATGGGAGGACCGTAATGATTCGCAGTGGTATCGCGATACCTACAGAATTTCGGGGAATCACATTCAGATCTCGTTTCGAGGCCAACGTGGCTCAGTTCCTTGTGGATATAGGGATCAAATACGAGTACGAGACCAAGTCGTTCCTCGTATCAGGAGTCCACTATTGCCCCGATTTTTTCCTGCCGGAAAGCGGACAATTCGTGGAGGTGCGGGGCTACCAGACCGAGGGATCTGAGCAGACGCTCGAACGCTTCGCCCTGGAACATGGCGAGTTGATTGTTTTCTATCCAAATCAAGCCATCGTTATAACAAAAGTTCCGCAATCGATGGCTAAAGAATATGGACCTGTCTGGCGGACGGCCAGTCTGGAAGCCGTGATATGCAGTTATGGGCATGCTACGGCGATCACGCTCTTATCTCCCTTTACGATTCATGGATGCTTCATCTGCGGAGACCAGCGCAATAAGGAGGCAAGCCGCCAATCGCTGGAGGTTTGCGTTCGCGCTTCGGTCCCAATCCTCCGAACTGAACTTTCGCTAAATATAGAACGCGCTGGACGCGCTGGACGCGCTGGTGACGAGGAGGCGGAGTCGTGAGCATCCCGAGACAGTGGATTCGCCTCTACACTTCGGTACTGGACGATCCCAAAATTCAGACTCTCCCCGACGTGCTTTTTCGATTCTGGATCGACTGTCTTTTGCTCTGTGGATACTCCGGCGACTACCTTCCGACGACCTCCCGATGCGCTTTTCGGCTCCGAATTACCGAAAAGCAGGTGGAATCGAGGCTCGCTGCGCTAGCTTCTCGCGGTCTAATCGATGAGACACCGAACGGTTTTCGCATGCACGATTGGGAACAATATCAATACGATAGCGACTCATCGACACCACGAGTGAAACGTTTCCGAAACGTTGCACGCGCCGTTACCGAAACGGATAGAGCAGAGCAGAGCAGAGAAGAGCAGAACAGAGCAGAGCAGAACGCGCGCGCGAGCGGCGAACTCAGCTACGAAGACTTCCGGCGCATCGATGCGGAAAAACGCGCTTCGCGTACTGCCTCTGCTTCCGCTTCGCAAAATTCCTCTGCTGATGCGCTGCTGCCTGCTGCCGCCGAATCCGCCCGAGGTTTTTTAGAACGGGTCGAACCCTCCGACAGACCGCGAGTGGAACAAGCGCTTAGGGAAGCACGCGAACGCATCGAGAGTGCCCACAACCCGGCTGGGTTGGCTGTTACCATCATCCGCGAGGTCGGGCGCGTCCGCAAAAAGCCGTCCGCGAATGCTGATGTTCCCAAGGATCGGGTAGCTGAAATCCTTAAGAATCTATGACTGACGATGAACGACTCAAAGACTTCGCCCAGAAACACCGCTTGCGCATCCGTCGCGACGAGTGTAGCGATCTGATCATCCCCGGTCGGCGCGGCCAATCGCAACTCTACTTCGCCGGTAATGAGTTGTGCCTCATGGTGATAGATGGTCGGAGAGTGAAACGCTCTCGCTGGCAAGCGCTTGGTGGGAGGCTTTGGCTTGGCGACATCAGCGAAGGCTTGCAGGATGTGAAGGTTACAGGGATTCCGCTAGAAAACGCCAAACTTGCGATTCGTCTCGCCAAAATCAAGACTAAGAGAATTTTATCGGAAGCTGATCTTGCCGCCAAACGGGAACGGATGGCCGCCATGCGCGCCAGACGTAGCGTTTAAAATCCTCGTACTCATGAGTAGAACGCATCTAGACGGCGTAGAACGCGTCGGAAGCGCCCCGGAGGTAGTCGGGGGCCTCTGCCCCTTACCAGAATGCGTTCTAGCGCGTCCTATACTAGACACCACTCATCGGTTGTGGCGGTTCAGAGCGCACCTGCCTCGCCCGCTTCCGCGTCGCTGATCGGTTCGAGGATGTTTTCGTCGTCCTCGCACTCATCGCAGCGGACGTTTTTGCCCGGCCAAGAGCGGCGTTTTTGCGCTTGCGCTTTCGCTTGGGCCAGTCGGGTCTTTTTTTGCATTTGGGGGTGTGGCTGCGAAAGTCGCGGGCGCTCAATGGCAAACCGCAGAACGGACACGGGGTTATTTTTTGGGGCGCTGGCATGAGGGCGATTGTGCCACTTACCGCGATTTTGGCACAATCGCCCCCCGGTCGTCAATCAAGCTTTTCCAGGAATTCGACGATAAAAGGTCGCTGGCGCTCCTCCTTGGGCACGCCCGCCCAGCGGGCGTGCGCCATCGCCCGAGCCAAGGCGCGCTCGCCGCGCTGCGCTTCTCAGTTTTCATTTCGCCTCCTCCATTTCCGCTTTCAAGATCGGGTACACTTCCCGCCAATGCCAAAACTCCCAGAGCATCGACAGCTGCTTGGTGAGTTTGCGGATACGGCGCACCAGATCCAAATCGAACGCCATGCCGAAGTAATCGACGGGACGCTTGCCCTCGATGAGATTGAAATCCTCGCCCCAAGTCGGATCTACGATGCGCCCCTGTTCATCGACGCACCATGCATGCTCCATCGGGATCACGCTCAGCGCAAAGCCTTCGACGTACCGCAGCCGCGCTCTGCGCCGCGCCAGATGGTAGGCGTTGTAATAGCACGCCTTCGGAATGCCCAGCCGTCGCGGCAGCCTGCCGCGAACTTGCATCACGCTTCCATGCGCCAGCAGGAATTGAATAGGAGTAGGAAGCGGCGGGCGATTCATGGCCTGAAGTTGCGCCATCAATTCGCAGTGCTGCTTTGTCAGGCTCATGCTATCCCTTCCACGCCGCCCTCAACGCCATCGCCGCTGGCGGCGCTGGCGACGCTTCTGGCCATGAGGCCGTTGCCCTACAACATGGCGGCACCCTTCAACCCCGCCTCCCGCATCAGTTTCCTGGCGGTCGAGAAGCGCGTTTCTGGCTTCCATGTGCAGAACGAGATTTTGGCAATAATCCATAGGCTCCCGCCCCCCCGCAATCGCAGTAAGCGTTGTCCTAAAAATCCCAGCAAGCATTTGATCCAATTCGGCTTCCTGCGCTGCATCTAGTTTTTCTAACTGGTTCATTTTTGGTTGCCTCCTGTTTGAAACGGCCCATCCGTCTATGCGAGCGGGCCGCTCCAAGTCCGCCAAACTAAATTCAATCCCCGATGGGGCCGGGTCCACCGAAGAATGACGCCAGCCATCCGATCAAAGTCCACAAGCCCATTTAAATTCTCCTTTCTCCTCCGTTAGATTCCAAAATCCCTTCTATGGCCTTGATAATATTCAGCTAACTGCCGCTCTCGGCGCCGAATTTCCGAAGCGCGACCCAACCACAAGCCGAGGCTAAAACATAGAACGTTGCTAACGAGAACGCTCAGCGCAATGTAATCGATCAAATCCATTTTTTGCTATCTCAACCCTCTATATCTTCGTGCGGGTTATACACGAAAATCGCAATCGCGATCAGTTCCCATAACCAATCCATCGGCACCGCCTCCTTTCTCCCTCTTGCAGATAATAGCCACGCAGCCACCACCCCCATCCCATCCCTAACGCAAGGGAAAAAACACAGGCAGCCAAAATCCACCAAAACCTTGGATCTTGCAACATGGTTGAACTCCTGTCCGCATTTGGCGTGACACAATCAAACGCTCGCCGTCAAACTGCCTTTTCACGCGGTCCCGTTGGGAAGTCCTCATCTTCCTCATCGAGTCTTAGCCGCGATTGTGACACAATGATCGGGCAGCGTCAAGGGGGGGAAATGATTGCGTCACGATCAACTCCAAACCCCTCTGGGCGCACGCTTTCACGCAAAGCGCGTATAATGTCCGCGTGCTCGCCGTCACCCTTTTGCTCGTCCTTTGCATCGCGCTGTTTCTGTCCTACACCGTCTGGGCGCTGGTCGTGGGTCTTCGCGAGAGCCGCGAGGCCGATGCGCAACGCGAAGCTTTCCTCCGCGAAATGCGGGGCGATCTCAACCGGCGCGTTTCCTGGTTAATGGCGCCAGAAACCGAAGACCGAAACCAGTAGGCCGAACGCCACAAACCCCAAGACGACGAGGCCCGGAAGCAGAAACGCGAGCCGTGGATTTTCGAACCACCGATAGTGCAGGGTGAGCTTCCATCGCGTCGGCGCCCCGCAAAAAGCACACCCCTGCTCCTGATCCTGCTTCACCTTAAAAAACGGGTCGCGCTCCAACGAGCGCCCTGGTCGATGCTCCCGCTCCCAGCACTCCTCGCAAATGGGGTGCATTTTTTTAACTCCTCGCCTGCGCTAGTCGTAGCGCCATCGATCTGAGCCAACTGCGGCTTTCCGAGGGAGGGAGATCGTCGCAACAGGCGAAGTAAAGAGCCAGAACTATAAACCACATCGTGATGCGCCACAATCGGAATCCATTCAGCAGCCATAGTGGCACTGTGAATCCCGTTAAAATAAGATAGATTATCCTGAGCGCATAGGCCGAGATCTTTCTGGGATTAGAAAACATCGGATTCAAAAATTTTTCTAGTATTACTGACCAAATGGCACTCAGGAAAATGATCGTCATAAGAAGAATATCCAGCGTCTTCAAGATCGGGTCCTCGTTCACCGTCCAGTCAGCCAGCATCAAACAGACTGCGATCAGATAACTCAGCCGCTCCCAAAATTTGGAAGTTAGGCCGAAAAGCTTTTGCGTGAAGTGAGAGAATGCTTCCAGCTTCGTTATAATCCACGAGTCGATTGCCTTCATGGTGCGGTCTTCTGATCCTCGATCCACTTCAGAAAGGCGTGGATCTGCGAGACGCTTTCCTCGGGAGCGCGCCGGCGTGCGCCGGTCCACTTGGTTTTGTAAAACACAACGCTGCCCTCGATTTTCAAAATTGTCCGAGTGGAGTATTTCCCTTGCAGAACTTTCCCCGGAGCAAGGCCAGATTCGAGTAACGCGGCTTCCGTGATTTGAGCCTGACGCCGCCGGGATATCCGGCTCAAGTGTTCCACGCGTTTGCTGAGTTGCTCCGGTTGTCCTGAGCGCATGTCGGCCCAAACTTTGCTCGCGCGTTTGCTCCGCTGCTTCGAAGTCGATTGATCCCGCGCCCTCAACATTTGGCCGAGAGTAATCCACTCGCCACCCGGACGGCGTGTGGCTCCGCAGATGGCGCACTCCTCCACCGGGATCGGTATGTGTTCGTGCTTTTGCTCCACTTCAGTCCCCTAGGTCTGAATACTTGCGGAGCCACCACGCGCGCGCTTGCTCTGGCGTCTGGCATTCTTGCTCGCGTAGACTTATTTGATCGTCTAACGCTCCGTCAATCCAGTGGGGGATCAAGTCGGGACTGTTGCCGTCTGCCGCTTCCGCGTGCATCTTTACGGTTTCGCCCAGAACGGGATCGAGCATCGTTACGCGAGCCGCGAAGCCCTCAAAGTCTCGTGGCCCTAGCCCGTTGGTTAGATTCAATAGCTCCAGTTGTGTCATTTTCGTCCTTTCTGTCGAGGCGTCAAGCCGCTGGCAACCACCAGAAAGGACATTCAGAATAGCCGCCGAGCGGCTTTGACGCCTCTTCCAATGGTGCCACGTATCCCGTTAAAATTGCAAACCTACACCCACTCAATCACGCAGATCCGAGGCGGGCCGGAATCTCGCCCACCTCGATCTCTTGCGCGCCCTGTTGGCGATACTTCTCAAAGAGCCGCTCCAGTTCTTTGCGGACGGTCCACGTCATCGCACACGATTGCTCGCGAAAGCTTCCGTCCACGATGACGCGAATCACGTAGCGATCCAATTGCCGATACTCGGCTAGGATTCGAACTTTCATCAGCCTTCATCAATCGAATCGTCGGTCGCCGCGTCGAAGGCGGCATCGCCGTCGTCGTTCTCGTCTTCCGCCAGATCGGTTTCGATCTCGGAGATAGTTTTGGCGATGCTCTCCACAATCTCGCCGAGAGCCGTGCGAAACGCTTCTACTTCGACAGGCGACAGCATGGTATGCGCCGCCATGCTGAGAGGGGAAAGGAACCGCTGGACTTCGCGGAGCGCTTCGAGTTCCTCGGGGAGTTTTAAACTCTCAAACAGCGCTCGGCCGTTGCGCCGCGCCTCGCGCAGCATGCCTCTAAAAATTTGGCGGAAATTGGGCGTCAACTCGAATGCGGTCATTGTAGCTGTTCCTCCCGTTTCTCAATCTCGATTACATAGTTTGGGTCTCCGTAGTCGCTGTGCGTCCAAACCCGCAAGAGCATATGGCGCTCTTCTCCCTCGTCTTTGACGTTTCCGGCATCGAGCAGCGCCACCGTCTGACCCTGCCATTCCCAGAAGATGCCGGGATAGTCGCGGTCCACGGAGCGTAACGCCCTGATTTCGCCGAGCGGGGTCTGAACCTCAATGGCTTGCGCTTTGCGCGCCGCCTCGATGGATTCGGGATTGTCGAGCAGCCGTTTCCAGCGGCGATATTGCCCAAGCTGCGCGCGTATCCAGATGGGTTGCTCGTCGTCCAGGTCCGATGCGCCGGGATCTTCGAGAAATCCCGCTACCGCCTCGTGCAAGGCCGCTTCGAGCGCGGCGATGCGTTTGTCTCTCTGATCTGGCTCGCTGGGGCGTTTCATCGCTTCACCTCCGTAAGCAAGTCGCTCGGCTTGCGTCCAATGGCTTGGAGCAACTCGCAAAACTCGCGCAACATGGCGATTTTTTTCTGATTGTAAGCAGAATCGTACAGCGGATCGCGCCTCATGGCTGCTTGGCGCCGCGCATTCTTCCAAACCTGCAAGATGTGTTGCGGAACGGGCGCAAAGTCCTTCCGCCGTTGCTGGACAATAGAATCAGATCTCATTTCGATGCACCTCGATCTGGGATTTAGGGCTAGGCCGCTGTTAGCGCAGCGGTCTAGCCCGCTTGGGCGAATCGCCCGCCCAGCCCCGCACGCGAGGCTGTGGCGCGCGGCTCACCGCGCTTTAGTTTTTCGTCGCTGGTTCCGCGCTCTGCTGCGGAATCAACTCGATTCGCCGTTCGAACAAGAACGGTCCATATGGCAGCTTTAACATGGCGTGATAGTACGCCTTGGATTGTGTTTCAATGTCCTCGTCATTGCGATGACAGTAACGCACTTTCCGAAAAGTCGCCGTTACATCGGCCGGAAACTTGCCGCTGAGTTCGCGCCACGATGCATAGACCTTGGTTGGCAGCGTCTCGACTGACTCGTCTTGGCAGACGCATTCGCGGTTATCACAGACGATGGGCGCGATTGCCTCCTTGGGAACGCTTGCTTCGTTAAAGGCTCGTTCGGCAATCTTGCTCACAATTGTTTTGCGCGCCAATAAACCATCGGCGAATTGCGCTTTGAGCACATCATCGCCGTGTTCCGCTACCCACGCCGCGATGAACTTCTGTTTGGTCGCTTCTATCGCGTCTCTCTCGGCTTCGGCAGCGGCCTTTAGCGCTTCTTCCGCTTTGCGGTCCAACTCGTTGCGGCGTTTAATCTCCGCGATAACCTCTTCTCGGCGCGGACTATGCTGAAGCGAGATTTCATATCCGCTCTTGCCATGCGAGATTTTTGTTTCCCAGTAATAGATCTCGCCGTAATTGCGATATGTGCCGCGCGCCTCGCGATCGGCTAGGAATGCATCAATCCATCGCTCACGCTTGACCGCGCCCTCTTGCTCTTGTGTGGCGGCTAGCTCGGCTTTTTGCTTTTTTTCCGCCTCCACTTTCGCCCGACCTGCCCGCAAAAGGGCGATTACATCGGGATTCGCCTTTCGGAAGTGCCTCACATCTCCGTCGAATTCGCCTGTGGCGCTGAGCCACTCGCATTGTGGCGAGATCCATTCTTTCGCCAGATCCAAATATGCGTCGCCATTCTCATCTATGTGCATGAAGACCAAATCCTCTGGCTTAATTTCGACGGTAACCGTCTGTTTGCGGGCGAGTGGTTGGCCTGTGGCCTGCATCGCCTCGCGTTGGGCCTGCTCAGTGAGCAGAAATGTGACGGTCGCAAACACATGCATCGTTTTTCCTCTTTCTGGGCGAATCGCCCGCCCAGCCCCGCACGCGAGGCTGCGGCGCGCGGCTCACGCGCTCATAACTCGACTGCCGGTAAATCGGCGATGCACTCATGCACGAGGCGCGGAAACACGCTAGGGCCGTATCCGTCGTCGTCGGGCATCCGCTCCTCAATCTCGCGGCCCACATCCTGAATCGCTGCAATGATCGGCTCCGCATCGCCAATCGAGTCGGCGTCTGCGTTAGGAACCTGGATCAATTTGCCGCCGCGAATATCGCTTGCGTTCGCACCGCCGAAATAGATATAAGTCGCATAGACTATGGTGCGCCCATCTGCATGTTGTCGGACGGTGAGCTTCCACGTCGCTTTGCGGTTCGCCTGAAACTCATATTGGTTATCAAAGTTCTTATCTTCTGCGCTCGCAATGACGGGCCAGTCGTCCTTTTTGATTTTCACCGGCTGCGCGCCGGTTAGTGTGATGGTCAGGTATGGGTTTTCTTGTTGTGACATCTTGTCTTCTTTCTGAGTGGTTACGGCCACTCGCCGGGGGCGAATCGCCCGCCCGGCCCCCGGTGGAGGCTAGGCGCGCGGCTCACGCGCTCGGTTTGGTTACGGACAGTAGCACGGTCCTAACGCCCGTTCCCGCCTCTTCGAACGTCTCGGGCGGCAGTTCTTCCCACGTTCCGCCGTACTGTGCCACTATCGGCCTGAGCTTATCTTGCTGCCGGGGACCGCCAGCGCAGATTGCCACTAGACGCCCGCCCGGTTTCAGCATGTGCAACGCATGCTCGATGTGGTCAATATCCTGCGCATGGACAAACGGCGGATTCATCAGAATCACGTCGAATGTCCCCAGGTTGCCGTTACAAGTCAGAAAATCAGCCTGTAAGACGTTGCGGCAAATCCCCTGCGCAGCATCGGCAGCGGGCGTAAAACGCTGGCTCAAAGATTCCGCCAACTTGCCGTTAACCTCGACCATGAACAAATCAGCGTTTGGGCGGGCGGCCTGAACCGCTCGGCAGATGGCCCCTGTACCGGCGCTCGGCTCTAACACCGTTTCGCCCGGTTGGATATCGGCCATATCCACCATGCGCGCGGCTAGATCGCGAGGCGTGGGGAACAACTGCGGTGCGCTCACAACGTGGATGCCCTGCTTTAGCGTGTCTTTGAGCGCGTCGAACTTGGTAGGCTCGGGCGGCGTGTAGGTTTTCGATTCAGGCGGCGTGACAAACTCGCTCTTCACCGCTGCCGGGGTTTCCGGCGCCGGAACCACCGGCGCCGCTGGGGGCTTCACCTCCTTTGCATCGGTGATAAATACCGGAATGCGCGCCCAGTCGCGACCGGACACGGAGCGCTGCCGGTAAGCAATCGCCGTTTCTCCTTGTGATGGCCGCCCATAGGTGTGGCGCCCATTGGCGTCAAAAGTCGCGGCGAAGCTGCTATCGCTCCATTTGGTTTTCTGTTTCCATTCGGCCATGGTCATCTCGACGCAATCGGGCGCGCGGAAATTCACGAGCGGCGGTTTTTGCATCACCGCTTTCACCTTGGCGGCGTCCTCCGCGCTCGGCGGGCGGTAATCCTTGATTTCCTCGATGCCTGTAGGCCAAACGCCCAAATAGCGGCGGGTAACGCTTACGCTTACGATTTTGCCAGCGCTCTTGTTGATTTTGAGCACCGGCGACCACTCGTTGCCGATCAAAACGCGCCCGCCCACCTCGATCTGGAATCGATCCGCAGCCAATCCGCCCGATTCGGCGAGCATGGCGCGCTCATATTCGAGTCGGTTTTCATAGTGGCGAATCCAGCGTTCACAATGCGCGATCCAGCGGGGATAGGTGGCCTGTGCAACCGGGAAAACTTCGTCTAACGCCCGGGGTGCGTACAGATTCGGATAGGAATTATTCAAAGCGCTGTACACGTCCGGGCATTGGTCGAAATCCGGTTTATCGCCTTCCTTGCGCGGCAGCCGGAGATGACACATCCCTGCGAGCCGCAGCGCAACGCCCTTTTGCAATTCTTTGTCTGGTTCGTTTTCGCAGTCCGTCCAAAGTTTCAGCCACATTTCGGCCTCTTGCTTGTATTTGTCTTGCTTGCGCCTATCCGCTTCGAGTCCCTTGATGCGCCGGGCGCGCACGTCGGGCCGTTCCTTGTACTTCGCGGCAGCAATCGCGCCCGCCGCGCGAGATTTCCAATACTTCGAGGTTTCCCACATCTGAACGGCCTTTCGCATTCCGTTTTCGATTCGCTCCGCGTCCTTCCGCGCGTGGCGCTCGCTGTGATGGCCTACTAGAATCGGCTGCCCTAGCGGGATTCCGTCCGTAATGCGTTT